ATTCGCGGCACGCTCAATGACCTCGCCGCAGCTCTCGGGACGGGACTCGGAAAGATCGCGCAGCCGGTGCGGGTGGCCGTGACCGGTACGGCGGTCTCACCGCCGATCGACGCGACGCTCGCGCTACTGGGCCGGGAGCGTGCGCTGGCTCGCATCGACAAGGTACTGACCCCCGCTTCTCCTTGACAGTCCGGCGGGGGTTACGTACCTTCGCCGACCTCCCGTGGGGCCATAGCTCAGCTGGGAGAGCGCTTGCATGGCATGCAAGAGGTCGGCGGTTCGATCCCGCCTGGCTCCACATCTAAACCGCATATCGAGCGTCCAGAATTCTCGCGGTTGTCCAGAAAAACGCTCATCGGACAGGCCTCGCGCGCGTCGGTTTCTTGTGCCGGATGTAGCCGCGGGTCGTCTTCACTTCGCGGTGCCCGAGTAGCTTCTGCGCCTCCTCGTCGGTCTCGAGGTCGGCCTTGTCAGTGGCAGCCTTCGCGCGCAGGTCGTGGAACTTGAACCGTGCCGCAAGCGCTGGCGGCTCGCCGTTCCTGCCAGGCGCCGTCGCCTTGCGCATCAGGCGCTGCCAGATCGCGTTGAAGCCGTCTTTCGTGTAGGGCTGCCCGCTGCGTGACCTCAGCACGTAGTCGCGCGGGATATCCGGCTTCATGGCAAGACCTCTATCGACGATGGCGTGCAGCGCCGGCGTCCACTCGATGAGCAGCCGCGCTTTCGTCTTGCCCTGGCTGATGAGGATCCCCTCGGCCGTCAGATCCTCGCGCCTAATCTTGAGCAGATCCCCGCGGCGCTGCCCAATGTTGCGCGCGAGCTCCATCGCGATCTGCACCCGCTCATTGGTGAGGGCATAAACCGTGGCGAACTCCGCATCCGTCACGTCGCGCTCGTTCTTCGGATCGGGATCGAACTCGAGGCCGAGCACGGCATTCACGGTGCCGACTCCCCACTTGATCCCCTTCGTCAGCACTTTCTTCAGGAACCGGACGTCGTGGCGACCGGCAGACGGCGCCGGGCGCTTCTGCTCGATGAATTCCGGGCGCTCATCGATGCGCTCGTCCATGTACTTGTACAAGTGCTGCTGCGTGAGGTTGTCCTGCTGCATATGCCCGAACACGCGGCTGAAGCGATCGAGCGTGCGGATCTCGTTCTCGCGCGCGCCCTTGGAAGCGGCGAGAGCTGTGATCTCGGTCTTGTACCGGGTGAAGACGTCGGCCAAGCAGCGGCCGGTCCAGATCGGGCCGGCGAGCTTGCCGTAGAGCGCGAGCGCGGCGGTATAGTCGGCGCCCAGCGGCTCCCACTTGCCAGTCGCCGGCGAGTCGAAGTAGAACTTGCCGCGGCGCTGATACATCCGCTTCGGCAGATGCAGATCCGCACGGCGTCTACGCCCCACGATGCATGGCTCCCCAGTCAGGCTCTTGTTCTCGGGACACCGATCCGCCGACCAGTTTTCGATTGGCCTCGCGGACGTGAACAATGGGCTCACCCAGCCCATTGACGTCGATCTTATACCCCCGGGCCCTCAGCCAGCGAATCTGGGCGCTGTGGCGCGTCTTACCGGTGAGGCGCTGGATCTCTGAGGGGGTCAGGAACACGCCGCGTCCTCGGCGCCGTCACGCCGCTCCTGGCACTTCCTGATCGCCCGCGCGAGCCTCTTGTCGACCCGACGCCGGGAGATCCGGAGCGCGCCCGCGACCTCATCGAGCGGCTTTCCCTCGACGATCGCCATCACGAAGACCGCGCGTTGCAGGCGCGGCAGCTTCTGGATGATCTGGGACATCTGATCGTCGGTCATCGGATTACCCGAAGAGGTCCTCGCTCGCCCTGAGCTCCCCGCGCCCTTCGACGAGGCCGAGCCCGCGCAGCTCCGCGAGATAGGTCCGCCACGTCCCGCCGCCGATCGCGATGCCAGTCGTCTCAGCGACGGATTCCTGCGCGATCGCGCGCGGGTGCGCGTCGACGACGACATCGAAGATGGCTCGCTTGCCTGACTCGCCGAGCCGTTGGCGCCAATACTGGATCAGCCCGTCACCGGTGGGGAGCGGCTCCCAACTGCCGAGCGCGGCCGCGCCGCCCTGCGTGATCGTGAGGTGATCATTACGGCCGTCGATCCAGCCCTTCCCGCGAAGCTCCGCCATGTAGGTGCGCCAGGTGCCGCCCTTCGGGCTCATGTCGATGAGGATTGAGAGCTTGCGGGCGGACAGACCACCAGGGTACTGAGCGAGCGCGGTGAGGATGCGCCGCTTGCCGCCGGAGCCGAGGTCGGCGTCACCGGCGCCATTCGCCCCCGTCAGAACCCGGGTTTTAACCGGGTAACTACCGGGATCTTTCCGGGATATATCCCTGGCATGTGCACGGCTTATGACCGGCATATGCCGTTCAGATGGCCCCGGCACGGCCGGCTTCGGCACCTCATCGGCCTCGGTGGGCGCGCATTCGTTCAATGCGGTATCGAGCGCCCGATGCACGCGCCCGCGCAGATCCTTGAAGTCGGCGCGCTTGTCCATCAGACGTCGGCGGCCGACCTCGGCGCCTTCTTTGTAGCCAGCGGCATAGCCGATCTCGAAGCCTTTGTCCTGGGCGGCGCGCGTCTCGGCGGGTTTGAGAGTCTGCGGTTCCGTGGCGGCGGCGAGGTTCAGCCGCTCGAGATCCGCGATCCGCGCGCGCAGCCGCTTCGGATCATCGGCGAGCGCCGCTGCCGACACCGACTGCAGCTTCTGCGCAATCGCCTCGCGGTCGATCGGCGCCAGCACTTTCGCGGCATCGGCTTCTGAACCATCGGGCGCTCGGCCCGAGTCGAAGGTCTTGATCTTCGGGAACGTCACGCGCTCGAGCACGCCGATCTCGGGAGCCCATATCCAGCCGTGGCCGGTTTTGAGCATCGCGAGGGAGGAAAGGATCTCGGCCGCCTTCTTCTCATCCGCGTTGTCCTCGATCCAGTCTTCCACCGCCTGGCGGTCCTGGGGCGCGATCAGCCGCATGGCGATCAGCGTCTCGACTTGGGTGAGGGAATCCTTGTGCAGCTTTGCCGGCCGCTGGGTAATCAGGATGATCCGCAGACCGCGGGAGCGACCACCGCTCACCATGTTGTTGCCGGCCGCCAGCATCTCACCGGCCTGGGGCGATGGAACCTTCCCCTGCGGCATGAAGAGGTGCGCCTCGTCAATCACGAGATGAAGCGGCCCCTTGTTCTTGCGCATGATCGCATCGCCGAAGTCCGCGAAGAAGCGCGTGCGCTCGCTCACTTTCATCAGCGAGGTATCGAGAATCGACGGCGTGCTCGAGGTGCCGATCACCTCTGCAATCGCCTCGCCATGCGCGCCGCCCAGCGGCAGATCGGCATGCTCGCCGCCAAATATCACGACCGGGTAGCCGGCCCGCGAGCCGTTCGCACTAGAACGAAGTCCATGCCATGCGCCTGTCGGGTCAATGATGCAGACGCGCGCACCGGCATCTAACAGCGGCTCGACCGCAGCGCCGCGCACGGCGTAACTCTTGCCGCTGCCGGTCTTGCCGAGTACGGCGATGTGCTGCGCGAGGGCAGCCTCGGGGATCGGTGATTTCACTTCTGACCTCTATTCGCCTCAGATATCGGTTTCGACACGAGCCACACGCGCAGCGCATCCGTGCAGGGATTGCATAGGGCGTAGCTGTCAGCATCGCTGCCGGTGCCGTCCTGGTCGTAAATCTGCACGTCCATGCCTTCGAACTCGTGCTCCAGAGCGCGATGGCCGCAGCGGTTGCAGACGGTGAGTTTCAACTGGGTCATGCCTCACCGATACGCGTCGTAGTTGTCGGCCTCAGCGCGCTCTCGCGCATCGGCATCGCGTTCGCGATAGACCTGAGTCTCAGCACGCGCGCACTCGCGGCTACCGCAGACGATGAAATCGCCGGGCAATTTCTCGATCGGATCGATCTCGACGCCGCAGTTCTCGCAATGACGTACTGTTCTAGTCATGACTTCCTCTCTCGCTCACCGATGGATCTTCTTTGAAGAACAGATCCACGGGATGTAGATTGCCGTTGGCGTCCCGGAACTCAGCGGCGCCGCCAACGTGCTTTACCTCCAGTTTCCCCATGACGTCGATACGATAGCAGCCGGTCTCGACGTCGATGTCGTAGACAGGCCACCACCAATCCTTGCTCCCGAACTCGCGCACAAAGAGCGGCTGCGGCAGGCTGTTGATGTAGGCCATATCGAGCATATCGGTCATAGGTCATCCCCGTCGTCATCAGCAATGACATCCCGGCGCTCGGACGTTTCCACCGGTTGCTTATGCTCAAAACAAGAGGTCAGACCCAGCTTGCGGACGGCATCGCACTTGGGACAAGCGGTCATTTCCCCCGGCGAGCCTGCCAGTGCCGCGCGGCCTTGGCGGCGCAATTCGCAATAATGCTTCGCTGCATCAGCCTGGCGGAAGTAGTCGGAAATCTGAAAGTCCATGAATGCCTGCAGCGCGACGCGAACCGCTGATGTCTCGACAGTGGTGCACTCAAGCAGGCACAGCACCTCGTGCAGCGTCTCTGCATCCTGCCGCTGCATGCGTGCGCACTCTATCCAGCAATGCTCGTACGTATCGCGCAGGCGTTGGACCAGCGTCTTTGAGACCGGCTGCTCGCTCACGGGTGAATCCTCCTCGTCTCGATTCCCGTGGTATTGATCAGAGACCACGAACCATCGCCAGCCTTTTCCCACAAGCTGCCATCGTTGCATAGCGCGTACACGAGCCAATGGCATTGAGTCGACGAAGTGTTCTCCACTCTCGTCGTCGCAATCTGTACGATGTGGCGGAAATAGAGCTGCGGGTCCTTGGTCAGCTGCTCGCTCATGCGTTTCCCCGGAGTGATGCCAACGTGCGCCCGCGCTTCTTCGTGCGCGGATACCAGTGCAGCGGATGCACCGTCGCGTCGTCCGGGATCTCGGCGAGCGGCCAACGGACACAATCGAGATGCTTGCGGTAGGCGCGGTTTCGGTTCACCCGCACCTTCTGGACGAGATAGGCCGACCCCGCGGGTGTGCGCAGGTAGTCGCCGATCGCCACGCGCGCGGCGCCGTCGTAGAAGAGTTTGCAGGGCGTGTAGGGAGTGCCGGAGCGGGTCATGCGGCCTCGCTCCGTGCCTTCGCGACGACGCGCTCGAACGAAACAGCCCAGACCCACGGGTTTGCGTCCCATGAGCCGGGGCCGTGGATCGATTCCCAGAGGCGCCGGAAATGCTCCGATGGCGCGGTGGATGCGCAGTCGAGAGAGTGCAGCGGCACGGCGGGACAGCCCTCCGCGATGGCGTCCGCCTCGCTGATCGAGTTGAGACGCTGCACGCGAACGTCGGTGACCGCTAGCGTGATACGCGAAGCCCAGCGCGGCATGTGGATCGATGGGCGCCACTTCGAGATCGCCCATTCGGCCTCGCTGACGGACGCGGCAAAGCGGATGTCTTCGGGCCCCGTGCACTCGCTCAGATGATCCATCAGCGGGCGCCAGTTCTCGCGCACCCAAAGGCGATCGCCGGGCTGCCCGTAGGGACATGCCGTCGTGACAGCCGGATCGTCGACGTGCCAATTGCGCTTGCCGAGCCGAACGCGCCCCGCGTCGTTGAACTTCACAATGCGGCGCGTCTGTGTTTTGCGGTTCGCCAGGATCGCCTTGATCATCGGCGCCGAGAAAATGATGGGTCGCTCGCGGCTCATCGCGGATACTTCTCCCACGTGCGCCCATCGAGCATGCGCCCGGCGGCCTTCTTCCCCGCACTGATGTAGGTCATATCGTGCACTCGGTCGTAATGCAGCAGGCCGGCCGGCGCAGTGCGCGATTCTTCGACCGATTCGATCGGCTGCCATTGCCCCCACTGTTTGAAAAAATAGGGGACGTCGACAAACCCGCATTGATCCCGCAGTGACCTTGCCCAGTCCGGATGCATCGGCCGAGCGCCATGCCCGCTTTCGCCGCCGCAGATAACCCAATGGATTAGGCTGCGCGCCGGTCGATGGCCGCCGCCTTCATCATCGTGGTCGCAGTAGTAGCCGCACGGCTGCAACCAGGTCGACCACGGGCCCGGGCGCGCGAGGTCGATCGGTCCGAGAAGTGGCTCGCATGACAGGAATCTGACGACTGCCGGCAGCTCGACCAGCTTCGGTATGTCCCGCTCCGCTTCCTCCTGGTTGACGACGGTCGCGCCGATCCAGACGTTCGGCTGCGGCTGATCGAGCCAGCGGGCGGGCAGCATTGCGCGCGCATTGCCGATCCGCTTTGTGAGGAGCAGCCAGTCGAGCGCCGGCGTCTCCTCGATCACCTCCCAAAGCCACTGACGCGCGGCCACGTCGCCTTCGTTGTCGAAGACATCAGCCATCGAGGCGCAGAACACGCGCCGGCGCACGCCATCACGCTCGGCCTTCGCGTTCCACTTGATCGGCTCATTCCAGGTGCGCTCGCTCGCCGGCCGCCGCGGTTGAGCCGGTCCCCACTTCACACCGAAACGGCGCGCCCAGGACTCCGCATAACAATGGTCGCAGCCGGGCGAGACGTTGGTGCAGCCCCACCAGGGGTTAAAAGTAAAATCAGTCCACTCAATTGTTGTTTTGCTACCCATGCGCGCACCTCGAAGCAAACCGGCCGACGGCGTCACGAATCTGGATCAACTCGCCGCGCTCATCGCATCGGCGCCGATGGCAGATCGTGCATACCGATTGCACGTCGTAGTGATGCTCCGGTGCATAGCCCAAATTGTGGTCGTACTCGTGGCGGCGCTCGCCCGGCGCCCATGTATGGCCGCAGTCGGCGCAAGGGAGCGTGTTCGGGTGAGGTCTATGCCCGGTGCGAACCTCCACATTTACCCGCTGCCGCGCCTGCAACTTATCGCCCGCCCGAGGTGGTTTCGGCGCAGGGCCGGGACGCCCGGTAATCGGGTTCACGCCAAACGGCATTGGAATAGCCTCCACTCAATGGCGCTGTTCTCACCCATCGCCTTCAACTCCTTCCCCCGGCAGCCGATTGCGCTCGATGCGGGCGAGCTCGGCGGGGGAGAAATCGCGGAGCCACATCGGTGGCGCGCACTTGCATCGGCCGAGGAAGTGCTCGCAGCCGGGCTGGAGGTATCGGGCGCGGCGGTACGCGTCGACCGGTTGATCGGTGACCGGTTGCGTGCTCACGCGACCTCCTTTCCATCATCGAGCGCATCAAAGAGCGTCGGCGCGTCGCGTTCGACCTCGGCTTCGCGCAGATAGCGGACGCCGTCGCGGAAGTAGCCCGTATTCAACTCCACGCCCCGGCCGAATCGTCCCATCTTCACGGCCATATAGGGCGCCGTCATCAGCCCCGCGAAGGGATCGAAAACAGTCTCGCCGGCGTTCGAGTAGCGGCGGATCAGGCGCTCGACGATGTCGAGCTGCAGCGGACAGACGTGAAGCTCCACTGCACGCCGCGCCTGCTCGCCGTTGAGCGTGCGCATGCGCGCGACGTCATGCCATACGTCAGGCTCATGCGAGCCGGGCGCGATCGCCATGAAGGTAGCCGGCAGCGCGCCGCGAGCCTCAAGCGCCTCGCCGATGCGGACATGCTCCTCATGGTCGTAGACCTGGCGCGTGGAATACTCCGTGAAGGCCTTCGCGAGCTTGTCCGGGCCCATCTCCGCGAGCTCCTCGGCGGTGAGCAGCCGGTTGCCGCTCGAGCGCCAGAAGGCATGGGCGTCGACCTGCCAGCGCGCCCGCGTGTAATCGTCTTTCGACTTGCGGACCGGATCATCGGCATAGGCCTTCGACCGATCTGTCGGCAGCTTGCGCAGGAGCAGGATGTACTCCGGCGAGCCGACGCCCATCTTCGTGCCGTCCTTGCAGTTCTCCGACCAGCCGAGGCGATAGGTCTGATTGTTCTCCCGCACGACATCCGTGACGACGGTGATCATCCCCATGAAGGCGAGGCCGTGCCGCTGGTAGTGCATGATGCACTTCGCGTGGAACGGATTGACCGTGGGCGTCCCGAAGCCGGTCACGCTGCCGAAGAGAATTCGGTCCTTCGTGTGAACGCAAGCGAGCCGGCCGGGCTTCAGGATCCTCAGCAGTTCCGGCGTCAGGAAGTCCATCTGCGCGAAGAAATGCTCGTCGCCGTCAGTGTGCCCGAAGTCGTTGTAGGAGGGCGTGTACTCGTAATGATTCGAGAAGGGGATGGAGGTCACGATCAGGTCGACGCTGTCTGACTGCATCGCCCGGCATTCCTCGACGCAGTCGTTGTTCGCCGCCATCCAATGCTCACCGCCGGCCTCTTGGCGTTCGATGCCGATCGACCTGGTGAGGGCGCTCGCCATCCGGGCGTGGCTCAAGCCGTACTGGCGGATGATCGTCGACATCTCCGCAGTCTGCTCGTTGTGCTGAGTCCACTTCTCGCGGAAGTTGGTGACGACCTCGCGCTCGCTCTCGGCGTGCACGAAATCCACCCTGCAGGCCTTCATCTGCAGGAAGCGGTAGATGCGGTGAATCGCCTGGATGGCGTCGTAGAACTTATACGTGACGCCAGCAAACATCATCCGGCTGCACTGCTGCAGGTTGACGCCGGCGCCATACATGACGGGTTTTGACACGAAGGCCCGCGTGCGCCGTTCGAGCCAGTCGGTGAGCAGCTTCTCGCGGTGATCGATGTCCTGCGAGCCGTAGAGCGACGAATAGCTGATTCCGGCATCGTCCAGGACCTGCTCGATCGCGGACTGCTCGTCATTGAGGTCCGCCCAGATGACGACCTGCTCCGCTGGCCCGATCGTACTGAGCAGCTCGCGGACCTTCCCGATCCGATCCGCGAGCGTCGCGCGCTTCTCCTTCGCCGCCGTGGCAGCAGATAGAGCCGCGTTGCGAAACATCTGCCCCTGGCCGTCGCGATCCGCTGCCGCCGCCGAATGGTCGACGGCCACCTCATGGAACTGCACGTCGAGCGGCGGCAGGTCATAGCCTTCGTCGCTATACCCGAGGTCGGACGGCTTCTGCAGCCAGAGCGACCAAGAGGCGAGCCACAGGAAGAACTCTTGCCGCTTATGCGGATAGAGCGTGAGATCCCCGGCTTTCTCGCTGTTGCGCTGGAAGAAACGCGTCAGGGCCTGCCCGGAGTCGAGCACGCCCAAGAAGTGCGAATAGTGGATGAGTTCCTTGTGCCGGTTCGGATCAGGCGTAGCCGTCGCGACGAAGCGATACGGCACGCTGGCAAAGAGCGGCACGAACTCCTGGAACGTGTCAGAACCGTAGGAGCGCAGCACCGCGGCCTCATCCAAGCTCGCCACAGAGAAGCGCGCCGGATCGACCTTGCCGAGCCGCACGCTGTCGTGGTTCGTGAGGTAGAACTCGTGGCCTGCCCGCATCTCATCGTGCGAGCGGATGAACTGGAAGTCGATGCCGAGGCGAGCGCCGTCCCGGATGAACTCATGGCGCACCCCGAGCGGCAGAGAGATCAGCGCAGCGCCGCCGACGCGCGCGCGCACGATCCTCACGATCTCGGACTGCTGCACGGTCTTGCCGAGCCCGAAGCTCTCGAAGAGGGCGCGCCGGCCGCCCGCCACGGCCCATACGACCGCGTCGCGCTGCTGCGGGAATAGCAGGGGATTGACCTCGGCCGGGTCGATCTCGAAGCCGAAGGCCTGGGCCAGCGCGACCTTGCGTTCGAGGAATGCCAGGTAATCGCTCATGCTGCGCGACCTCGTAACGCACGCACGACGCACCCGAACTCCCGCTCACACTTCCCGCACCATCCGCGCTCCGACAACTCTCCGATCCGCTCAAACTTCGGGCAGCAGTCGCACTGCACGAGAGAGCCGCTCACATGGCCGTAGCATTTGCGGCGCAGGAACCGGTTGATGCGACGTTGCGTCACGGCTGCGGTTCGGGTGCGGCGAAGGACTGCGTTCACAGGACATGCCTCCATGCTTTGCCTTTGATGATCAGCCACGTGTTGGAATTTCTCGTGCCCAGCCACTTGCTGATCGCTTTTGCTCGAAGGCCGGTTCGATGCAGGTCCCGCATTCGTTCCACGTCCACGTCAGTCAGCAGCGAACCGGGATGTTTTGAACCTCGGTAATCTCTGCCTCCTTGCGTGAGCCGGTCTTTCTGATTGTTGCTCTTGGTGTCCCAGCGGAGGTTCGAGAGCGCGCAATTATCCGGGTTCGGATCTGGTCCGTGGCATGCCTCCATCCCGGGAGGACGCGGACCGATAAACGCCTCCAGCACCGCGGTATGGACATGGGTATTTTTGTACTCGCGCCCACGGTGGAGGGTGATATGCGGATATCTGCCCCTGTGCTGCAATTTCAGCACCCTGCCGCGGCAAAGCTGAACGCCACCGTTTGAACTCTTGATGAATTTGTCCAGACTTCTGAGGCGCCCCAGATCGGACACCTCATAGAGCCCTTCAAATCCAATGATCGGCCGCCAGGTCTCACGCACAGTCGACGTCCTCTGCAAATGATTCCGAGCGCCTTCTATCTAACTCACGGGTGAGCGCCTTGCGCTGATACTCGTCTATAAAATCACGTTCTAGGTACCAGCGAGCTTCCCCGCTATCGAGGCTCGATATCGGCTCGCCCTTGTTGCGCCCCATGAACATGACGGTCGGGATGCGCGCTTCCTCGCTGAACGCCCAGAGCGCCGACCAGGTGCGGATCTCAGGCTTCGCGGCGAGGATGTATTCGAGCAGGATCAGGTTATTGCGGACATCCGCCGCGGCGCTGTGCGCGTCCTTCAACATGCGGCGCGTCTCGACCGTCGCCCCGTTCAACATGTAGAGCATCGCGCTTTGCGAGTGGCTGTCGGCCTTCGGCCAGAGCGATCGCGCCATTGCGAGCGTGCAGATCCGCTTGATGTCGGGCTTGCCGATCGTCTCCCAATCCGAATCGATTGAGTGGCCGATCAGGTAGGTGACGCCCGCGGGAAGCTCGAACGAACTCGCCGGCGGCATGTATTCCAACTCCTCGGGCAGGATGTGATGAACGGCCAGGGCGCCGAATTTCGAGGGCTGCTGCGGCTTGTAGCGCTGGCAGAACTCGCCGTCGAGGACGATCGGCACCGCGATGATGTCGGGATTGACGCCGCCGAGATCCTCGACAGGTCGTATCGAGACCCAGGCGGCTTCGATCAGCTCGCGGCCGGGCTCTTTGTCGGTCGCCTCTGTGTCAAGGATGAGCACAGTCATGCCGCGCTCTCCGCGGCGCCCTCGGCCTTGATGCGCCCGTCCTCAAGGACTACGGCATCTCCACCGATCGGCCTGACCGTCTCCAGCAGGATGTCTACGTCGAATTCCTCGGCGAGCTTCGCGAGCTCCTGATACGACTCATCATCGAGAAGCGACGCGTCCCGGATCCAGGCGAGTCGCAACTCTGGATTCAACGCGACGATCCGCGCGATCGCGACGCGGAATTTCTGCGCGGTAGAGGCCTGCTCGAGCGGCTCGCCCTGGTAGAGGATCTCCCCGTCGCCGAAGTCGATGCCGGGGATCGGGAGCTTCGCGCTCGCGATGGCGTTGCGCTTCGCGGCCTCGCGCGCCTTCATCTGCTCGGTGAGCTGCTCGCTCTCGGCCTCGTACTTCTCGGCTGTTGCGGCGTGCTTTACGCGTTCCTGCGCACGGGTGACGGCCTGGTTGACCAGGCGCGCGGCCTCGATCCTCTGAGCGAGCGCCACGGTATCGACCGGCGCCGGCAGCTCCGGAGCCTCATCCAGCCGCTTCTGCAGCGCGTCGGCCGCAGCGGCATGGGCAGCCGAGGTCTCCCGAAGCCGCTGCTCCTCGGCTTTGATCTCCTCCAACGCCTCGGCCTGGAGACTATTCGAGCGCTCCCTCAGCGACGCGATCTGCTGTTCGAGTTCGCGGATACGCCGATCGATCTCTCCGACCTGGTCGGCCGTGCGAATCTGGATATGACCGACCGTCGGCTCAATCTCATTGAGCGCGTCCGCCGCCTTCTGGCGGAGCGCCGCGACGTCTCGCACTGCTTGCTCGCGCCGACCCTTGCGTGCCTCGAGTTCCGCGTTCGCATCGCCGGCGGCCTGCAGCTGCTGAACCAGGGCCTGCTCGTCGACCGGCTCTTCGGGCGTGCCCTCGGGCACGAGGATCAGGCTCGCCGCGGCGCGCGCCTCCTTCGCAATGCGATTGACATCGGTGCGTCGGGCGAAGTCGGCTGCCTGATCGTTCGCGCAGCGCTGGAAGTCGAAGCCGGGGACGAAGGCCTTGAGAGCGTCCCACTTGCCTCTCTTGTCGAGCGTCAGAAAATCGAGCGGATCGAGATGGTGAGCGCCGATCAGGTCCTCGAGCTGTCGTTGCGTGGCCGGATAAGGCTTGCCCTCGACTGGCTGGAACGTAATCGAGGTCGTGTACTTGCCGTTTTTGCCCTGGCGGATCTCGCGAGAGACGATCATCTCCCCCAGTCGGCCGCGGATTCGCGCCCGCTCGCAGCCGGTGCGGATCGGCTTCTCGGGGGCGACCTTCATGCCGTCGAGCCAGACGGCAATCGAATCGAGGATGCTGCTCTTGCCGGCCCCGTTGCGCCCGGAGATTTCGGTGATCCCCTTGCGCAGCTGAAACCGGACGACCCGGATCTTTTTAAAGCCCTCGACTTCGAGCTCGTGCAGGCGTGTCATTTTGCGTTTGTCCTGATGAGATGGAGAGGAAAGGCCGCCGACGCCTCACCCGATCTAGTCAACCCTACAAAGGACCGATCGGGACAGTCAGGCGCCGGCGCGCCGGTTCGTGTCAGAGATCCTTTTTGCTCTCTTTTTCCTTGAGCGCCTCGAGGCGATCCTTATAGAGCGGCTCCAAACCATCCGGGAGCTTGCGGTTCGTGGCCTCGTAATCCTTCAGGATCTCGTTCCATGCTTTGTCGTGCGCTGCCGAGGTCTGGTGTTTCTTGAGTTCCGCTTCGGCCGTCGCATCGTCGAAGTGCGGAATGTTGCCTTCGTCCTTGGATGCTTGAGTTTTCGGCTGCTTGCCCTTGAGCGCCTGCTTCGCCGCCTCGGTCTGCGACGTCGATGCCTGCTCAGGCGCCGGAGCGGCGCCCATCTCGAACCATTCCTCGGCACTGCTCATGCCGTCCTTGAGCGAGGCGAAGATGCGGCGCATCTGCACGAGCTGCGCGGGTAGCATTGCGTCGATATGGCGCTGAATGCGCTTCTCGATCTGCTCTTTCGTGACGCCGTATTTCTCGAAGGCCTGTAGCAATGCCTTGATCGAGTCTGGCGTGACTTCGGCCTTTTGCTTCAGGGTGATCTCGATCTGCCGCTCGCACGCCGCCTGTACGTCCTTCGGGATCACGGCGAGGATGCAGGCACGTTTGCGGCGCGCGCCCATGTTGGCGCCGAGTTCGTAGACGTCGCGCTCCCCGGTGACCGCCTTGCCGCCCTGCTTCGTATCGCGCCAGTGCTGCACGAAGAAGCGCTTCTCATCGGAGAAGCCCGTCTCGAGATCCTGGGCAAAGGAAAGCAGCTCCGACTGGCCGGCGCCGCGGACCAACTCGGCGACGCCGGTGCGAATGTTGCCCCAGCACTGTGCCAGCACTTCCGCCGCACGGATGGAAAGGCCCGACACGTCAGACCCGCCGCGACTGTAGGCGTACATCGCCTCCTCGCAGAGTTCCGGGCGTGTGAAGGCATTGAGCGCGCGGTCGGTCGCACGGATGGGATCTCGCGGGAACTGTCTCGCGCACATCATCTGCATCATGATGTCCTGCGCTTCGCGGGAAGCGAGAGCAGCGGCGGAGGCGCCTCCACCGGTTGGCGAGGCGACGACAGCGACGCTGCCGAACGGATTGAGAGCCTTCTCGGGTACGGTACTCATCGCTTTTTACCTTTGATCAGCGGATCGTTGATGAACCTGGCGTCTACATACTCGGTCGCATCGACGGAGTAGGCGGCGCGCGGGGTGACCTGGCGGCGGTAACATTTGCCGTCGGGGAAGGCGAGGAGCGCGGCATCTCCCATCTCCTCGAGGAGCCGGCTCTTGTAGGCATCGATGCGGGCCTTCGCCGCTTTCTCGATGCGCTGCGCGCGCTCGATCTTGCGACGCCACCCGCAGGCTCCCTCGGACGCGATGAGGCGCACGCCGTTCGTGCCGCGGTGCAACCTCTTCATGACATCGAGCGCGGTCGGATGCTCGTAATCGAGCGGCGGCGGATCGCCATCCTTCACGCGCCGGGCGAACTCTCGCTCGCCCTCGATGATCATCTGATGGAGTTCGGGATCAGCCGGCACTTCGTAATAGGCAAACCGGCGCCCGATGAGGCACGCGACGTCGAACACGGGCAGGTCCGTGACGATCATGTAATGGTGGACCTGCATCAGACAGTCAGAAGGAACCTGGTCTGTGCCTTCCTCGCCCCAGCCGGTTGAGAGGAATGCGGTCTTACCCTCGTATCCGCGGCGCGGAGCGTCGACGTAGCCGTCGATGTGCGCACACATGAAGGCGTGCGCCGGATGCCAGAGCGTCTCTTTCGGCAGCAGCACGGTATGCCCGGTTTTCTCGGCGTACTTCTGCCGCACAACCGGCTCGAGCGCATTGCCCCACCAGATAACTTCGGCGTCGAAGACATCGGGTGGAATTTCCCCCCGCTTCTCGTGATAGAGCTGACGCACCGTCTTGCGCTTGGAGAGGCCGAGGGCGGCGGCGGCGTCGCTCCCGCCAATACCGTTGGCGCGCGCCGCGACCTGTTCTGTCGTGAGACTCATCGCGCCAACCTCCGGTTGACCGGCCGAGCCAGGAGCCATCTGTCACCGAGCCAGTCCCGTTGCCGCTGATATGCGGCGGAGTAGTCGGCGAGCGGGTACGCGCGCGGCCGCGGGTCGTTCGTCGCCGACTCGATGAGCGAGGCGAACGCGTACCAGAGCACGACGATCGCGAGCAGGATCGCGACGAGCACAAATGTGGCGTGAGACCAGGAGAGGCTGGCCCACCAGGTCGAAATCATTGCGAGCCCTCCGGTTTGCGCCGCACGATGTTAGGACCATAAAACGCTTGCCAATTCTTCCAAGCACTGTTTTGCTTCTCAGGATTGCTCACAAACAGCGACCGCAGCCCACCTTGTGCCCTGCAATACAGCCCCTTCGCGGGATGTTTCGGAAGAATCTTCCAGTCAACGTCGCGAGGGTCAAACAGGTGATGGTGTGTCCGGATAAAGTCATTCAAGTTGAGCGCGTGATATCTGACCCCGTCCGGAGAGATCAGCCCGTAGCGTTTTCCGTTATGGTTGAGCGGCCCCATTTCGTTTAGCGATCCCTTGCGCTGCGGGAGTCCGCGTTTCGCTGAACCGCCGCGCTGTCCGCCTAATGCCAAAAGTTCCGGATTAGCTTTTAGCTTCTGACGCGCTCTTGAGAGGTTCCTGAGCGAAATATCTTTTGATAGTCGCCCTTCACCGTAAGCCTTCTTCACGGCATCGCTTATCTTCTTTCTCCGCGCCGAATTCGGAGCCTCTGGATGCTTGTCATTATATTTTTTGAGACCACGGCTTATGTTGGCGCGGTGCTCTGTGGTATGGGCATGGTTGTTTGCGCAGCCGCAAGATATGCGGAGTCCCCTAACCACCCTTGTCGCTATGGTTTCTATTTCTTTCCCGCAGTCGCATCGAAAGCGCCAGATGCGGTTGCCGTTCGATGGCTCTCGTCGGCCAACGAACTCAATTGCCGTGAGCTTGTTGAAACGTCGCCCAGCTAACTTTGCAGGCGCTGGGCTCATTTCAGCTCCCTCCGGATCCGATCCTGCTCAGCGGCCTGCGCTGCCGCCCATTCGCCGCCCCGAAATCCTTCCTCCTGCTGGCGGTCATACTCGGCCTCGGCCCGGTTCTGCTCGCAGTTGGCACAGCGCGTGAGATCCTCGCCGTCATCGCCCACCGGATCGAACCAGGCACCGCAATCGCACTGGATCTGCTCGTGCCCGCAGTGACGGCAGCGCTTCACATCCCAGCTCGTCGTGCCGTTGGGGATGCTCGGATCGCCCATCCAATCGGGGCGCGTCTCGAAGTCGTGCTGCTTGCTCAAGGAGTCGGCGCATTCGGTCATGGCTGGGCCTCGGGCATCGCGCTCCCATCCGCCAGGCGCCGCATATCCTCCATGGCCGCCTCGTTCGTGTCGTAGAACCGGCACGGGTTGATTTCGTAGCCGCTCTCTCGATAGATCAGTTGCGCCGCCAAAGGAGTGTTGTGGAAGTCCTCTAGCGCCTTTCCGGCCTCGCCCGCCAGTGCGATCACCCATCCCGCGCGGCAGTGCGTCGTATCGCATACATGCCACGAACCCATGTCCAGCGCGTTGGGTTGTGATACCGCGGCGTATACCGCCTGGTGAATGCTCTCGATGCGTGGTATGGGCGGCGAGCCGCGGACGGCCGCCGCCGGGTCCGCATGCAGGTCTTTCTTATCGTAGAGAAAGGCGGTATGCGAGCAGCGCGAGCAGCCCGAGCAGTCCGAGCAGCCCGAGCAGCCCGAGCAGTCCGAGCAGTCCGAGCAGCCCGAGCAGTTGATACATCGCTTGCAATTCTTGAGCGATGCCAGCGCCTCGCGCGCCGCCTCCTCGGAGCCAAAATAGTCGACGGAACAGCGGTTGCCGTTCTCGTCCTCAATCCAGCCGTCTTTGAACTCGTTCATGTGGACTCCGGAAGTTGAAGCATTTCGTCGACAGTTGCGGCTTGGTAGCCTTCGTCGGCCTGCCGGCGCAAAGTAGCTCGCTCGCTTTCCGTGACTCTCACTTCGAGAGTGGCGTCGCTGATGTCTTCGAGGCCCTCGCGGCCGATTCGAAACAACTGGTCGGGCGGCAAACGTCTCATGCCCGACCCTCGGCCTTCTCGATGAGCGCGCGGATGTGGCCGCACGATTCGCACGGCGCGCCTTCAGAGCCGAGGCCCGTCGCACCCCCGCCGTAATTGCAGTCGCAGCATTCCCGCGCCATCTGGTGGGCGAGTTCCAGAAGGTCGGGAGCGGCGGCTATCAGGCGAGCATTGGCCTCGATCATTTCCTCGCCGCCTTCTGGGGGAACCTGTGTACGCGCGACCCCATCGCCAATTACCCAGTGATGGCGGTCTATCCGCTTTGGCTCCCACGGCCCCGGCGTATGCGGCGCGCTCATGACAACAACCCCGACGGGCAGCATTCGAGCAACGCCACCTGAGAGTCGAGCGGGCCATCATCCGGATCGTCACGGCGCGTACATTCAGTCTGGACGTCATCGAAGATCGCGTGCTGGCAGGCCGTGCGCAGCATCGAGCGCAGCGCCTCTTCGGACGGCACGATGAGCATGCCCGTCGCGCCCGTCATGCGGATGGAACGCTCGAAGCCGACGTGCTCGGTCATGTACTCCGTGACCTCGTCTTCGCGCATGCGGCAGATCAGCGCGACGTCATCGGTGGTGAGTTCGGGCAGCTCCTCGGCGCGCAACCAACCGAGGCGAGGCTCCTGGTCGCAGATGTGGGCGATCATGTGCCGATAGGCGCCGGCTTCGGGACTGGTTGGCATGTCAGGCTCCGAGGAACCGCGCGCAGAGCACGAGGACGGTGATGGCGGCACCGAGCGCGCCCGCGAGCAGCACGACGCCGACGAAGGCGCCGACAACTTCGGGGTGATAGTCGTCGTCGGTGTAGTCGTTCATGACTGCACCTCGCGGCGGACCTTGAGACCGAGAGGACCGAAGACCTGCTCGATCTCGGTCGCTTCGGATTCGGTGAGGTGGAAGAGCGCGGTGCCGACATGGAGGAAGCGCCCGAAGTCGCGATAGCTGAGCGTGACATCGGCCATCCAAGCGTCTGCGGAGGCGAGGGGCACGACAGCCTTACCCGGCGCGTAGGCTCGAACGTAGAGCCTGCGGCCGACGCTCAGATCGACGAGCAGGCGCCGAGGCATCTTCGCGGTGGCTTTGAACTCGACCTGGGGAGGAGCACTCGGGACCGAGCACCCTCGCGGGCACGGCTCGCCGTTCTGCTCTACTCCGTTGCCGGCACAGTAGAAGCAGTCAGCGACGGGCTCGGACTCCATCGGGCCGGTCGCGAGCGCTTCGACAATCGGCTGGAAGATCGGGTGGACGTGGGCGTTGCTCATGAGCGCAACTCCCGGATCAGGTTCTCGAACTGCTGGACGTGCTGGAGTGGCAGCAGAAGGGCGAAGCGCGCCTGCTCGCCGCGCTCATTCACATGCACGTCGGGGCAGGTGGCGGCATCAGGGAAGTCGCTCACCTCGATCCGTTGACCGAGGCCGCGCTGGACCATCAGATCAGCGGCCACCGCTTCGATCTGTCCGAAGATCGAGAAGATCTGCGAGCCGCGACGGAATGTCTCGGTATCGACGCTGGCCGGGCTTCTGGCGGCCTGTTCGGCTTGGGACTGCATGTGACCTCCCGAGTGCATGGGGAAAGTATTCCCCACGTAGATCGCGAAGTCAAGGAATATATTCCCCACGCCGCACGAAGGCAGCAATCGAGGCTTATCGGGCCCGAATCGGAACGGGGAAAGAAGCCTGCCGCCGGAGCAACGCGTTCGCTCTCGGCAATATCATGGGAGGGGCGTCAGATCGTCGCTGGCGCCGGGATTCATGTCAGTTGTTGTTTTGTTTTTTACTGAACTTTTCTAGCATTCTTAGCACCGCAGTATCCGTCAGCGGGTCCTCTGCGATGCGCGTGGAGGGTCCGGGGGATCGGCCGCCTCCCCACTTTCTGAAGACCATTCTTGGGCGAGGTGCAATAGGGTCGCGCGGCGCCCGGGCTTCATCTTCGACCAGAGGCCGATGAGTTCATCGAGATAGCCGTCGCTGGGTGTCGCTCGCGTCGATTCTCCCCAGCGCTTGCGTAGCTCCGGCAGGCGTTGCGGATCGAAGCGCGGAGCGAGCAGCTGCCAGGCGTCGACGGACGCGCCAGCCGAAATGCCTTCGAGCGTTGAGAGCGTGAGATCGCCCTTGCCGTGGCCTTCTTTTGCGGCATTACGGGCGTTGTTCACGGTCTTCGGATCAATCGAATGCCCGATGCGCTTCGCGGACGTCGCGATGCCGTGTCCGGATAGCTTGCGATAGCTCATCAGCTTGTCGAGATTCATCCCGAGCAGCTTTGCTAGTCGGCTTGATTCGCGCGATCGAGGCATGCGAGTGAGCATGCGGACTCGCTTGGGGAATGTGCTCCTTGACAAATGAGGAAAAGATTCCCCATTATTGGGCACGTGAACCTCCTCGACGACACCATTGGACTGCTCAAGAGCGTCCGCGACAAGAACGGCGACCTCTCCGTCCGGTCCATCGCTTCCGAGCCCGACGTTCCCTATGAATGGCTGAAGCGATTCGTCCGCGATGTTGAGGACGGGAAGACACCCGACCCTGCGGTCAGTCGCGTCCAGGCTTTGCACGCCAGGTTGACGGCGCTCAAATCGAGCACTCGTCAGCCGGAACGGCGCGCCTGTCGCGATCGAGCGTGAGCTTCGCATGGCACGCATTGTCACGACGGCCAGTGAAAAGCAGCGATAACCGGTGATTGCAGATGTCATCACGACTTCTCACTGATTCTCACAGACAGATGACGCTCGCGTTGGATCCGAGCCTGCCGGATGTCTACCGGTGGGCGCGTGAGTGCGTCGCTGCGGGCGTCTATAAGCGAGGTCTCGGGAAGATCGCGTCCGACCTCGACGTATCGCCCGGCAATCTCTCGGTTGCGCTCTCGGACGACCCAACGCGCAAGTTCGGGCTCGATGAGGCGGAGAAGTACACGCGGGTGACCGGGGACAAGACCTGGATTTACTACCTCGTCGCCAAGTACCTGGGCGATGAATGCGCGATGCGCGACCACGCGCTAACAGAGGTCCATCAGATGCTCTCGGCGCTGCCTGGGAAGCTCGCGGCAGCGGGCGTCGGCGCGCCGGGCAAGCGGGGAGGCCGCTAGGAATTCTATTTTTGAAGCGCCCCGATCCCTGGCAGGACGGTGAGCGCGAGACGGTTCCGGCTTCGCATACGCCGGCAAGGGTGAGCAGATGGGTGGGGCTAATATTCTTGTGTTCCCGGCACGCGGCACGCCGCTTGCTGCCGGCTCTGTCCCCGCGGGCGCGTCATTTCACCCTACGCCTGCGACTTCAGGGCCGAGCGCGATGCCAGTCGCCTCGGCTCTTTCTCTATCCAAACCAGTTTCGCGCCAATCCGACGCCCCGTCACCAACCCCCGACGGTAAGCGCCTGGCGCACCCCGAGCGCACTCATTCCGCACTTCCGGCGCGCGCGGGTATTTTATTCGATCACCTGCAGGAGCTCTTCTGGGACGTCCTGACGGCGGCGCTATTTGCGCTCGTCATCGTCGTCATCTGGGGGCTCGCGATGTCTGTCGCGCTGATTGCGGTGGCGGCGCGATGAGCGAGCGCAAGGAATCGGATCTGCCGCTCTTCCAGCGCGTGATGTGCGCGGTGATCATGACGATCTTGGTCGTCGGCGTGGTTTGGATTTCAGCCCACCTGGACCAGCACGGATGACCCTTCAGGAACGCATCCAAGAGGCGCTGGGCGAGAAGGCAGTACCACGAAACGCGATCTACGGGCTGCTCAAAGGCGATCAGGCGGCGAGCATCGATGGCGAACTCAGCATGCTGCTGAAACGCGGCGCCGTGAGCTTCGAGCTTGGGTGCTACCAGAGGATCAACGGGCACGAGCATCCACTGCGGCAGCCTGTCCCGCAGGCGCCGGCACCATTAACACCACACCGCCAACTCGTCGTAAGTAACGGTCTGACGCCGCGCGAATCGCAGGTTTTCGAGCTGATTAAGAGCGGCCTCACGCATGCCGAGGTCGCGCAACGACTCGGCTCTTCCGTGAATTCCGTCTCGCAACACCTCTCTGCTGCCCGCGCCAAGTTGGGCATCGTCGCGAGGGCTGGTCGTCCGGTGGGGAGCGGTCGGGAGCGCGTGGAGCATACCGGGCCGTCGGCGCCGATCGTCGTGCCCGTCCAAGCGCCGGCACCTCCAGTCGAGGTCCCGAAAATAGACATCGAGCCCCGGCGCATCACGTTCTCACCGGACCTCATCGTCCGCCTGGTCGAGCTGCAGCGCTCCAAGGCGATGACGCTTCAGACGCTGCTCGCAATGGTGACCATGGTTCAGCAGGAGCTCGCGGACGTCGAGGAGATCGTGCGGATGGCGACGGACGGGAGTCGGGGCTGATGGATTACTACAAGCGCTACATGGGCGACTACCAGCGGGACACGAGCCACCTGTCGCTGGCCGAGCATGGCGCTTACACGGTCCTGCTCGATCACTACTACTCACGTCGAAAGCCGCTGCCTGAGAGCAGGGAGGCGTTGTGGCGGCTCTGCCGGGCGACATCGAAGCTTGAGCAGGCGGCAGTCTCAGCGGTTGCAGATGAATTCTTCCCTATCGCGCCGGACGGCCTCAGGCACAACCCGCGGGCGGATGATGAAATTGCGAAGTGGGAGGCGATCTCGGCGGAGGCATCAGAATCAGGGCGTAGGGGCGCCGAAAAGCGATGGGGAAAGAATAGCGCTGGCCATGGCGACGGCTATGGCGAATCTGATGGGGTTGGCCATAGGGTACCCCACAAAAAACGATGGGGTAATGATAGCGGGAAAAATGGCTCTCCAGCTCCAGAGCCAGAATCCAGAGTCCAGATCCAGAAACCAGATCCAGACTCGTGCGAAGACGCACTCGCTCAGAACGCGCGTGCGGGCGCGACCCCTCCGGAACGGGGTGAGAAAGCGAGAGCGGAACGAGACGAAAGTAGACCTCCCGGCGAATCGCCCGGCGATCCTGATCCGGCACCCGGGCCCACTCGCGCCACTGCCGCCTGCATCGCCATGCGAGCCGAAGGGCTCATGGCCGTGAACCCGAGCCACGCGACGTTGCTCAAGCTCCTCGAGCAGGGCGCTGAGGTCGGCGAGTTCGCTCAGGCCGCGAAGGAAGCCGTCGGCCGCGGCAAGGGATTCGGCTATGCGCTGGGGATTGTCGGTGGCCGGCGGGCCGATGCGGCGCGACTCGCGACACCGAATGGCCATGGCAAGACGACCGAGCCCGAGCGCAGCTGGGAACCGCCCGACGAGGAGGATGACCGTGCACAAGCCTGACTTCGCCGAGTTCCGCGCGCTTCTTGATCGCCTCGCGCTCATCCTGGGGCCCGGCGACTGGAAGGACCCGCAGACGAAGACGAAGCTCGACAAGCCGCCGGACGATGTCGTCGAGGCCTACTGGAGCGCGCTGCGCGATCTGCCGCTGGAGATGTTCAGGCGCTGCGTCGAATCGCACCTAAAGCGCGGGAAGTGGTTTCCGCGGCCGTTCCAACTGCGCCCAAAGGATGATGCGGGGGACCGGTTGGCGTTGAGCGCAAGCGCTGCGCGCTCCTCGCACCTCGCGATGATGGAAAGCGCGCGTCTCGAGCCGGGACGCTGCGGACATCTGCCTGGCGTGTTCGAAGTCAACCGGGGCAATTGGTGCGAGTTCAAGGCCGCCGATCCCGAGCTTGCGAGTATCGAGTATCTGATATCGCAGTGGGGAAGGCTGCTCGCAGCGGAGCGGCTCGACTCGCCGCAATACGCCGAGGCTATGCGCGAGGACCGAAGGCTGCGGGATGCTCGTCGCGACCTGGTCGAGCAGCGCAGAGCCTGACGAAACTACACCATGATGACGCGTAACCCCGAGCCGCCTGGCACGCCCCAACCGCAGACGCCGGCGCCGGGCCTCTTCGACCGCACGGATGCCGAGGACTGGATGTGGAATCGCCTGCACCAGCTCAGTTGCCCGCTGTATGTCGATCGGCCGTTTGATTCGCTCAAGGATCGGATTCGCTTCGTGATCCTGCGCGAAGGGTACGGGCCCGTCATCGCGGGCAAGCTGGGCACGAAGCCCGAGACGTTCCAGGATGCTTTTGAGCGACTCTTCGGAGAGCCGCTTTACGTTCCACGTGAAACAAACAACCAACGCAAGGTCAAGGCATGAAAACCTACTCCGACGCCAGCTCCGACCTCGAGACCGCCATCGAACGCATGCAGCACGCCTACCATCCTGACCTCTCGAGGGTGAGAGTCGGCGCGCTCTTCGTGTTCGATGACGAGACCACGCTGCCGTGCCTCAAGCATCAGGGCTACTCGGCCGCCGCCGTGGTCCGAATCTCACCGCTGCGCGACCGCGCGCTCGGCATGGCAGATGCCGTGATCGTGGTCGACCGCTTCACCTGGTTGACGCTCAGCGCCGAGTCCCGCGACGCCCTGGTAGATCACGAGTTGGAACACTTGGATCGCGTCATCGATGAGGAGACGCAGAAGCCCAAATACGACACGCTGGGCCGCCCGAAGCTCCGGATGCGCCGCCACGATCACCAGTACGGCTGGTTCGATGGGGTCGCGGCACGGCACGGCGAGCACAGCATGGAGGTGTTGCAGGCCAAGCAGTTGATCGAGCAGACGCAGCAGTTGTACTTCGACTTCGTGCCGTTCGGGCCGGCACCGGCAAACGGTGAAGGCCAGCGTCAGGTGAGCGGCGGCTTCACGCAGTCGACGCCATCGTCCGAGACCGACGCCAAGATGCGCGCGGAGCATCCTGATACGCCGGTGATGGGCGAGGCGGCGAAGCCGAGCGCAGATCCGACACAAGCCGAGGCCGGCAGTTTCGAGGAGGCAGCCCGCAAGCAGGTCGAGGCGTTCAAGGCGCAGAAGGGCGGCGCTGCGCTCGATGGTCGCTCGGAACGGGTGAAGCATCAGGACCGGCAGCGCAACGGCAACCGGGGAGCGCACTGAGGTGATCAAGCTCGGCCAGTCCGTCAAAGACGCGGTCACAGGCTTCGAAGGAATCGCGACCAGGCGCACGGAGTCGCTGCACGGCTCGACGCAATTCTTGGTGGAAGGCAGGGATTGCGGCTACCGGCGCGATGAGTGGATCGAGGAGGGACGACTTCGCGCGGCCAATGAGCCGGCCGTTTCCTCCGTCACCGAGATTCGTCAACCGTCCGCGAGGCCTCCGACATGATCAAGCTCGTCGTCTACGGCTCGCCGTTGGAGATCGCATCGTGACAGCGCCAAAACCGTTGACGCCGTGGCAAGCGCAAAACTTACCCCCGGGTCTTCCGTTGCACATCCGGAGGAATATCCGCCTTGGCGAGCATGGCTGTTGGTTATGGACAAGATCGCGCAGTCCGGACGGCTACGGCTGGGCAAGCCTCGACAATCGGACGTACCAGGCCCACCGATTGATCTGGACATTGCTTCGTAGCGATCCAGGCGACCTGCAGCTCGATCACCTCTGTCGCGTTCGCCACTGCGTCAATCCAGATCACCTTGAGCCGGTCACGGGGCTGATAAATCTCAGGCGTTCCCCGCTGACGACGGCTGGCGCCGTGCTATGCGCAAAAGGCCACGTGCTCGTGCAGATGAAGCACCAGCGGCGTTGCCCGGTTTGCTTGGCAGAATACGAGGCCGCGCGCAGAGAACAAAAAATCGAATATTGCCGCCGTTGGCGCCAGGAGCGACGCGTATGACCAGGATCAGTCTCGTGGTTTATGGTTCACCCGCACCAGCCGGCAGTAAACGCTTTGTTGGCACGTCCAAAGCCGGGCGCGGAATCATGGTCGAGTCGTCGAGCAAGGTTAAACCATGGAGGCAGGATGTCCGCGCCGAGGCGCTGAAGGTCCGCGCCGGTGCGCCGCCACTCGATGGCCCGCTCGCGGTTCGCATGGTCTTCACGGTGCCAAAGCCGGCCAGCGCACCGAAACGACGGCGCACATTCCCGATGCGAAAGCCCGACGTCTCGAAGTTGGTCCGCAGCACAGAGGACGCCCTGGTCGAGGCAGGCTTGATCGTCGATGATGCTCGAATTGTTGAATACCTGCGTGCCGCCAAGGTGTTTCCGAACGAAGACCCGGAAGCGCTCGAGGCGCCAGGAGCGCGGATCGAGATCACGTCACTCGATACGATTGCGGAGTTGAACGCGCATCGCTCGCCGGCTGACATGTTTGATGGGAGGGCGGCGTAATGAGTCTTGACTATCCCAACCGCAAGGTCTGGCTGGCAGTACGGTACACACCCAGGGATCTCTGGCGGAAGCGCGGGCGCCTGATATGGGCGAGCCGCGAGCAAGGTACACACTTCCTCCGTCCGTGCGCGCAGCAACGTGTTCAGGATCTGAATCGGCGCCAGAAGGCGCAGAAAACATGACCTTGCGCCTGCCATACGCCTGGATCGATTGCGTGTTCGTCAACAGCGAGGCACCCTTTCGCTTCTGGCTCCTGGACGACGAGCGCATCGAAGGCCCGCAACACCATGTTAGCTCCTCGCGCGAGACGAAGCCGAAAGCTGCCGCGATGCCGTACGACGAAATCCGGGGCCGCCTCATCGCGCACTTGGAGGCAAGGGTCGCAACCGGGGACTGGCGCGGTGTATCTGATGCTGCCAATGAGCTTCGTGAGCTTGAGGCGAAGCGGCATGGGGTCCTGGTGTACAGACAGGAGCGCGCCCGCGAGGAGGAGGAAGTCCGCCGCATATTTGAAAGCACAATGCGCTAGCAGAAATCCCAACGCGGGGTCACACACAATGAAAACTACTTCGATCATAATCATCGTCGTGATGCAACTCTGTCTCATCGCACTCCTCGCGCAGGAGCATCTGCAGCTCACGCATACCAGACAGCAACTCATGAGCGCTTTGGCTTCCGACAGTTCCACACTCGCGAATGCCCGCGATGCCCTGCAGGCCCAAGGCAACGCACTCGATGAATGCATGAAGGCCCTAGACCCGACGTGGAAATTCTCCGCCGCCCCCGGGCACAAAGGAACGTAATGCAAACTATAAAATTTTCGACTGAACACGCCAAACGGTTGCGTGAACTCGCGGCATTGATTGATAAGGACAAGGCCGCCCTGATTTCCGTCGATACACACTTCGACGGAAGTGGCATGACGCTGAAGTTGGAATTCGTGATGGGACCTCTCGATGTCGAGGCGATGCCGATATTTCGCGCCGCGCCATTGCCGTCGAAACAGCGATTCCATCAGTGGGAGTTGGCCGCCGCCGCTTGCCCTGGCGATACTACGTTGCAGTATCGGTGTCGGCATTGCGGCAAAGACATCACAGTCATCTCATGGGAGGGGAACGTATGGACCTCCCCGCTCGAGATATGCCCAGCGAAAGGATCTTGAATCCATGCAAGCCATCGAACGCCTGTTTTCCTGCGCCTCCGCCCACGGCATCGACCTTCGCCAAGCGGCGGGGGAGTGCGCCAAGCTCTACGGCCCGGGATCACCGCGACGACGCAACCTCATGGAGCGCCTGGCCGGCGGGCGGCCGATCGATGAGAAGGCAATCAAGGGGACGATGCTCGAGAGCGCGAAGACCGTCACGCAGACCGTGCGGGGGACACAGACGCGCGTTGCGAAACCTAAGCTCTATTCGCACGTGGAGTTGGGACATGCGCTCTCGGGACTCACGGGAGCGCCGTACCTCACCGCGATGTTCTCCTTCGGCCTCGATGACCAGGTGTACGAGGATCTCTGCCGTGCACTTCGCAAGGCGGTGGCGGAGATCGCGGAGCGCGACAGATGGCCGCTCAAGGTCGACGGCTTCACCGGCCGGCAAGTGTTCTTCGGGGACGAGCTCTGCGAGGTCGTCCTGGCGCACGACTGGTGCGCGCCGATGTTCGCCAAGATTCCAGGTCTCTACGGCATCATGCTCGGGGTCACGGACGATGTCTGGCGGGAACGGCTGATGCGCTACTACACCGAGGCGCTGTCGCGTTACGAGCGCTGGCAGGGCATCGCAAGGGCCTATGTCGAGCGTTCGACGCGCGAGGAGCTCGAGGCCGAGGCGGTGGGCGGAGTTGACGAAAGCGAGAACGCGGCCTAGGATCGCCTCCCCATGGACCGGGAGCTTTGCTCCGCGATCCCACAATACGAACAGCCAGGCCCATAAAGCTCGGCGACCTACGTAGGAAACGTGTGCGTCGAAGAAACGCGATGACCATCTGGGCGATCTTCATGTGCGTCTACGGCCAGTGCCAACCGGCCGGCACGTACCTACCGAGTGACCCGCCTCCACCGGTCTATGCGTCGCTCGCGGACTGCCAGCACCAGATGCAGCTTGAGTATGGCGCCGCCGGCATGATGCCGCTCACGAGCGCCGGCCGTATCTACTACGCCGGCAGCAACGACAAAGACACCTACGTCGAGTGCCGTCATCGGCACGTCGATACGTGGAGCAACGATTGAACCGCCGCGGCTTCATTAGCCCGCTTGCCGGCGCAGCCGGAGCGCCACTCGTACCATGGCGCGGCCTGATCGATCCGGTGATTGTGCCGCCGACACGGAAGGCAGCAACACTGCCGTTCGGTTTCAACCCATACACCTACCAGTGGTCCTGGGTTTCCGGCGGATCGGGACTCGCGATTGTTTCTCCATTTGAAGCCGAAACAGCATTTGCCATGCTCGACTCCCGCAGGGCATCTGGCGTAGCTCAATGTGAAATTACCGACTCTCTCGGCCGAAGAAGCGTCGCGCGCGTGAACGTCGAGATCACCGTTCCCAGAACCAGAATTCTCAGGTGTAGCGCCGTACGTGCCGCGTAGGCCGCGCTTCCGCGTCTGTTGACGCCTTCTACCCAGACCTCCGCTCGCGCCCACCAGGGCGACGGGCGCCTTTTGCCGTGGCCCCCACCATGTACCGCGACCTCGAAAACGTCCCCTACCGGGAAACGCCGGCTTATGCGCGCGCCGTCGCGCAGGCAGCCATCCAGCGCGCAGCCATGCGCCACCAGGTCCGCACGCTCTGGCCGTCACAGTCCGGCCAGTCGACGAGCGGCATGGTGCGGACACCGCGGTTCGGACACGCGGGCTGATCTGGCTCCAAGATGGAGAACTATCTCAAGCTTCCGGCGCGCCTGAAACGCTTTGCGGAGGCGATCGCGGAGGGCCGCACCGCCGCGGAAGCCGTGAGGCTGGTGCGGCCCCGCGCGCGCTGCCCGAAACAGCAGGGCTGGCGATGGAAGCAGATCCCGCAGGTGGGCGCGGCGATCCGTGAACTCGAGCAACTGACCGCAGAGGAGGCTGGCATCACCCGGCTGCAGGTCCTCCTCGATGCGAAGGAAATCAAGCTTCGCTGCATGACCGCCGAACCCGTGCGCGATCGCGACGGCAAACCCACCGGCGAATATCAATTCGACTCTGCGGGCGCGAACCGCGCGAACGAGCTGCTGGCGAAGGCATGCGGAGTCGTAGGTACGGAGAGGGTTGAGCTGACAGGCAAGAACGGCACCCCACTCCTGCCGCGAGGCGTCGACGATCTCACTGATGAAGAGCTTGCAGCTATCGCCGCAGGCGGCCGCCCAGCACCTGCTAAACCGCCGGCGGGCCCGAACTGACGTCGTCACCTATGCCGGGATCATCGAAGTCCCGGGCCGTCCGCTATCGGATGATCCCGACGACCCCGATTGCGAACTATTCGCGCCGGTCGAGACGAACCTCGCGCCGCACCACGTCATCATCCTCGAGGCGATGGCCCGCACTGCGGCGAGGCGCTACGGCCGGTTACTGATCTTCGCGCCGCCGGGCTCGGCCAAGACGAGCTACGCCTCGGTGGTGTTCCCCAGCCACTACCTCGGTGCCGTACCTGGTAGGCGGTTGCTGCTCGCAAGCTACGGCGATCTGCCGGCGAAGCGCATGGGACGAAGGACGCGCTCCATCATCCGCCAGGCGCGGTATCGACGGATCTTCGGCGCCGATCTCTCTCAGGAATCAAGCGCCGCGGAGCAGTTCTCACTCAGCAACGGCGGCGAGTACCTCGCGACCAGCATCCTGGGATCTGTCACGAGCTACCGAGCGGATGGTGCCGTGATCGATGACCCGGTGAAGGGACGCAAGGAAGCCCAGAGCGAGAACGTCCAGCTGACGACCTGGGAAGCCTACACGGACGATATCTCGACGCGTCTCGTGCCCGGGGGCTGGCTCGTGCTCATCATGACGCGATGGGCGCATGATGACATCGCCGGGCGAATCCTTCCCGAGGACTGGAACGGCGACAGCGGAATTTTCGAATGCCGCGACGGCAGGCAGTGGGAAGTGCTCTGCCTGCAGGCGAAGTGCGAAACGACCACCGATCCGCTGAAGCGGCAGCTCGGAGAATATCTCTGGGCGGATTGGTTCGATCGCGAGCATTGGCGCGCTCACGAACGGATCCCACGGACGTGGAACTCGCTTTACCAGCAGCGCCCCCGCGCCGTTGAGGGCGCGCACTTCAAGCTCGAGATGTTGCTCCACGAGGGACGGCCCGTCGATCGACCAAAGCACGTCTCCTGCGTGTTCGCGACCATCGATTCCGCGAACAAGACCGGCAAGGAGCACGACGGACTTGCCGTTGTGTACTGGGGATATACGCGCCATTTCGTGCCGCACACCGGGCAGGATGGGGTCTCGCTCTGCATCCTCGACTGGCATCTAACGCAGCTGGAGGGCGTGATGTTGCCGCAGTGGTTGCCGAGCGTTTACGAGCGGCTGGAGCAACTCTCTCGAGAATGCGGCGCCATCGAGGGATCGATCGGCGTCTTCATCGAAGACCGCGCGTCCGGGACGATCGCGCTGCAGCATGCGAGGAATAGCAACTGGGACGCCCATGCCATCGAATCCAAGCTCACGCAGATGGGCAAGTCGGAGCGCTGCCTCTCGATCGAGAGCTACGTGTATGCCGGCCAGGTGGTGATATGCCAGGAGGCGCACGACAAGACCGTGGTCTACAAGGATTCGAATCGTAACCACCTGCTGTCGCAGATCCTCGCCTTCGTCCCAGGCGACAAGGACATGAAGGCGGACGACTGTTTGGATGCTTGGAGCTACGGTATCGCGATGTCACTGGGCAACCCCGAGGGCTTCTGAGTTCCGCAATGGCCACCTCATACGGATACGCCGAAGTCATCGCGATCTCGCAATCGGGCGCGCAGGCCGCGGAAGAGGCCTTTACCGAAGAGTCGGCGTGCATGCTGCAGGCATCCTGGTTCGATGCGGCGGGCAATTCCTATGTTCCGAAGTTCCTGAACTACCGGCTCGATGACATCGAGAGCCTGGAGAACATCCTTGCGTGGACCTCGCTCACTCCCGCGGCGGTCAATACCGTGACGGTGAGCTCCGCTCAGAACGCCATGGTGAATGCGTCACGCCAGTCCGAGACGCACCAGGCGCTCTTTCAGGTGACGGATCAGAACGGGGCTGTGTTTTACGCCCGCGTGAAATTCGACATCGTTCGGGCCGCGGGACTGAACTGAAGGCCTCATGGCGACCGCCACGATAGAGCAGCTCGGCGCCTCGGACGACGAGACGACGAAGTCCGCGCTGATGCGGATCCTCATGGCCGATGACATCGTGCCGGGGACGAATCCGAGCTACGATCTCTGCAAGCTGATCCTGCTCTATCATCCGCTCGGCGCCAAGATGGCCGAGGCCCCGATCAGGATGGCGCAGTGGAAGCCGCGCACGATCACCGTGCAGGGCGCACCTCCCGAGGTCGCGCAGGAATTCCTGCGGGTATGGGGCGAGCTCAAATGCGACACCAACATCCTCAACTTGAAGCGCCTGGCCCGCGTCTACGGTGTCTCCGCCCTGGTCTTGGGCTGCAAGGATAAGCCGACCGACCAGCCGCTCGATATGCGCCAGCTCTGGGATCTGCCGATCTACTTCAACGTCTTCGACCCGTTGAATATTTCGGGCTCCGTGATCATGAATCAGGTGCCGAACACGCCTGACTTCAACCAGGTCACGCAGGTCACCGCCGCCGGCAAGACCTATCACCGCTCCCGTTACCGCGTCGCGCAGAACGAGGAGCCGATCTACATCGCGTACACCGATTCGGGCTTCGGGTTCACCGGCCGCTCCGTGTACCAGCGCGCGCTCTTCCCGCTGAAGTCGTTCATCAAGACGATGATCGCGGACGATATGATCGCGACGAAGAACGGCCTTCTCGTCGCCAAGATGAAGTCGCCCGGCTCGGTCGTCAACAAGGTCATGACGGCGATTGCGGCCATCAAGCGGGTCCTCTTGAAGTCGGCCCGTGTCGGCCAGGTCATGCAGATCGATGTGAGCGAGGATGTCGCCACGCTCAACATGCAGAACGTCGACGGCGCCGGCACCTTCGCCAGGAACAACATCCTCAAGAACGCCGCGACCGCAGGCGACATGCCCGCCAAGCTCCTCGAGAACGAGACCATGATTGGCGGGATGGCGGAGGGCACCGAGGACGCCAAGAACATCGCGAATTACATCGATGGCGTCCGGCTCGAGATGCAACCGGATTACGAGTGGCACGACGACATCGTCCGCTACCGCGCCTGGATGCGCCCCGACTTCTACAAGCTGATCCAGACGAACTATCCGGATCAGTACGGCACGAAGTCGCACGAACTCGCCTTCACCGAATGGTGCCGCGCTTTCTCTGCGCAGTGGCCGTCGCTCCTCGTCGAGCCTGAGAGCGAGCAGGTCAAGGTCGACTCGGTGAAGTTCGAGGCCTCGATCTATCTGATCGAAACCATTTTCGACAAGCTGGATCCCGCGAACCAGATGATCGTGCTCACCGCGGCGCTCGACAATATCAGCGAGAACAAGCGGCTCTTCCCGTACTCGTTCGCGGTGGATCCGGAGGAGCTGCAGGCACACCTCGAGAAGCGGGCGACGCGCAACGAGGCGGATCAGGACCGGGATTTCGAGGCCAATGGCGAGGTGCATCGCATGGCCAAGATCGACAGCGCCGGCGGCCGTTCGCGCGAAAGGATGCGCGGTGCCGTAGCGCTCCTCTCGGCCGCGGCACATGGCTAATCGAGCCCGCTTCTACGAGGTCATCTCCGCCGCGATCGCCGACCTCTCTGAGCACGGCTTCGACAGCCAGGAGCGCGTCGAGCGGTGGATGCGCGAGCTGCGCGCCGCGGCGGTGGAATGCCTGGTGCCGGCATCGGTGCTGGAGCGAAATCTGCGGGACGTGCTGGAACGCACCTATTCCCGCACACTCGCCACGGGCCGGCTCGCCAAGGTGCAGCCAGGCGTCAGCAATTTCACGGTGCAGATGCTGACGCCGAAACTTCGGGCCGAACTCGATCGACGCATCCTCGCCTCGGCGAACCTGATCAAGTTGAACCGCGAGGCCTCGATTCAGCGAACGCTGCAGCGCTTCTCGGGCTGGGCGACCTCGATCCCCGCGGGCGGCAGTGATGTCGTGAAGAGGGGCGAGGAGGCGCAGAAGGTGCGCCGATCAATCGCCGGCCTTCCGTTCGAGGAGCGACGCGTCGTGATCGACCAGGGCGGAAAGCTCGCGAGCTCCTTGAACGACATCATCGCCGTCGACGGCGGCGCCATCGTCGGCACCTGGCGGCACATCCATCCGAGCGCGGGCTACCAGTCCCGTCCGGAACATCTCGCAATGGACGGCGAGATCTTCGTGATCCGCGACAACTGGGCGCTGCGCAAGGACCTGATCAAGCTGGCCGGACACAAGTACACCGACCAGGTCGATGCGCCGGGCGGCCCGGTGTTCTGCTCCTGCTACTACGAATACGGTTATTCGCTGCGTGACCTGCCCGCAGAGATGATCACTGCGAAAGGTAAAGAAGCGCTCCTCGAGGCGCGCAAACACTTGAGGAGCCCGGCGTATGCCGCTTGAGTCTGGGAAATCGCGCGCCGCGTTTGAGCAGAACGTGAAAACCGAGATCGAGGCCGGCAAGCCGCAGGAGCAGGCAGTCGCGATCGCGTACGCGAAGCAACGCGGGGACGAGACCGATGCCGGTCAGCCTGGCGACCTCTCGCCTTCGGCGCCGCCGGCGGATGGTGAGCCGCTGCGCGCCGCGGGGATTCTCTTCGTCGCTGAGGACGGCCAGGTCCTGCTGATGCGCCGCACCGGACGAGACCATGCCGGCGAGTGGGCCTTCCCAGGCGGCGGCCTCGAGGGAGACGAGTCGGCCGAGGAGTGCGCGCGTCGCGAGACGATCGAAGAGACCGCGATGGACTACAGCGGGCCTCTGACGGTATGGACGCGCCGCATCAAAGACGGCGTCGACTTCACCAACTTCGTCGCGCGGGCGGAGAAGTTCATTCCGAAGCTCAACGCCGAGCACGACCTTTTCACCTGGGCGCCGATCACCGTCGCGCTCTCGAGCCTGCCGTTGCATCCCGGCGCAGCTGTGGCGCTGAAGCGTTTCGCCATGGACGAGCTCGGCATCGCCAAGGCGATCGTGACCGGCGATCTCGTGAGCCCGCAGCAGTACGACAACGTGCTGCTCGTCGCGATCCGGATCACCGGCACCGGCGCGGCCTATCGGTCCGGACTCGACGAGTACGTCTGGCGCGATGCCTCGATTTATTTGAACGATGAGTTCCTGCAGCGCTGCCAGGGTCTCATCGTGATCTGGGAGCACCCGAAAGGTCGGATGCTCAACTCCAAGGAGTTCAGCAGCCGCACGGTGGGCAGCGTGATGCTGCCGTTCATCAGGGATGACGAGGTCTGGGGCGTCGCCAAGATCTACGATCAGGAAACGGCGGAGTCTTTGGCGAATGACAAGCTCTGGTCGACTTCGCCCGGCGTGCGGCTCCATACCAGCATCTCGAAGAAGCTCGACGATGGCTCGCATCTTCTCATCGAGGGGAAGCCGCGGCTGTTGGATCACATTGCCCTGATCCCCCCGGGAGGGGCGGGCGTATGGGATAAGGGGCTCGAGCCCTACGGCGTCGATGCCGTGATCGACTCTCAGCAACTCGACCCGCTCGATGTCATTCTCGACAGACTCTACACGCGCGAAATCAACGCGCGCTGCGCTTAAATTCTCTCTCCTCCCAATTCTGACGCACACCGCGCGGCGTGCGCCATCGGTGCGGCATTGCCGCGTATCACCCAAAGGTAACAACCTGTGGACGAAGACAAGCTGGACAAGGTCCTGACGAAGCTCGATAGCATCAACGCTCGCATCGATTCGATCGAGACCGAGCACAAGAAGGATCGCGCCGACGCCGCCGACATGAAGGCGTGCGTTGACTCCGTCCGCAAAGATGCGGATGAGCGCAAGGAGAAGGAGGAGAAGGATCGGGCCGACAAGGCCCGCGCCGATGCCGAGGCGTCGGAGAAGGCCGAGAAGGAGAAAGCGGACAAGGCTCGCGCGGATGCCGAAGAGGAGGCGCGCAAGGAGAAGGAGAAGGCCGATGCTGCTTCCCGCGCCATTCCCGCCGAGGTACTGCAGCGCATCTCCGAGCTCGAGCGCACCCGTCCCGCCTCTTTGTCGGATGAGGACAAGGGCCGCTTCGCCGAGGTGCAGATGCGAGCCGATGCGGCGTATCACGCCTGGAACTACGGGCCGGCGCCGCACGCACTGAATGGGGAGACGCTGAGCGACTACCGCGTGCGCCTGCTCGGCAAGATCAAGCCGCACAGCAAGGTCTACAAGGAATCGAACCTGGGCGTGTTGGTCAACGACTCCGCGGCGTTCTCGGTCATCGAGGAGACGATCGTCAACGATGCGGTCGAGGCCTCGAGCGCCAACATCACGGTCGGCGGCCCGCTTCGCAAGCAGGTCACGCGAAGTGAGTCCGGTCACACCATTACCAAATGGTTCGGCGATCCGGCCGTCACGTGGAGCCGGTTTATGGGCGGCGCAACCAAGTTTGGGAAGATCAACCGCGACTTCCGCTCGCACTGATCTCACCCCCACCCCAGGAGCCAGAATCACATGTCCATCACCTTGAACCCGCTGCCGACCACTTTCGCCAGCGGGACTTTCGGCGTCTCGACCGACGGCTACATCGCGGGCGCCGCGTACCCCGATCCCGCCTCCCGCTACAAGCTGCGCGCAGGCTTCATCGCCGCGGCCGTCACCGGCCTCGTCTACGGCGGCATCGGCGTCAGCGCGAGCGTGCAGGCGGCAGCCTCGCCGATGCTCGGCCCGCAGCTCGCGATCGCAACGGCCATTGCGAATCTCACCGGTTTCGCCGTGTGGGACCAGTCGGCCGCCCCCGTGCAGACCCCGCAGTCGCCCGTCCCGCTGGCCTCGCCCGGCATGGGGATGAGCTTCTACGAGTTCGGCTCCGGGGCCTGCATCGCCCTTCCGATCTCCTCTGCCAATGCCGCCGCGCTGCTCAACGGCCTCGACAACGTGCAGTTGTCCTGGGACTACACCAACCAGGTGGTGATCCCCTTCACCAACTCGGGCGCCAATGCGGGCGCGATCCCCGGTCCCAGCAACGGCAACGCGAAGATCATCGACGTGCAGATCGGCAACTCCTGGATTGTGGTGCCGAACAACCCCGGGGCAGGACAAGCCACCTGGAATCAGGCCGGCTCCGTCGTGGTCCTTCAGATCTAATTTCGGAGCTACAGCAACATGGCAACTCTCGGTACTTCCTGGGCACAGGTCCACCCCTCGCGCATCGAGCCCGGGGTGCTCATGCAGATCAACCAGGCGTCCCAGGCGCTGCGGTTGGTCGCGGACGGCAAGCCGCGGATCATGCTGGATCCGGAGGACCTGTACGTCTACATGCGCACACTCGGCTTCCGAGCCCGCACGAACGTGAACCAGGGCGCGGGCAACCTGCTCCCGGGCGCCACGCTCGTCCCGAAATACATCTCGACGCCGACTTACCGGATCCGCTCGCATGCGGAGTGGGATCATCACGACGCGGCGAACATGAGCCGCTGGGGCGTCAACATCGCGGAAGGCTACCGCCTCGCGAACCATGAGGGCATATTCCAGACGCTGCGCAATCTCGAGCTCTACGGCGTCAATGCCGGCAACGGCGAGGGGTTTCTGAATGGTGGCGGGACGGCCGTGACGCTGCCGCCAGATACGTTCGGGGCAACCACCGTTTCGAACTACGACAACGGCCAGATGTCGATATGGCTGCTGCAGCAGATCCTGAACCTCAAGACTGCGACATACCAGTTGGGCAAGCCGCATCGGCTCGTCTTCCTCGGACCTCAGCGGATCCTCGGCCAGCTCGAGCTCGTCAACATCGTGCAAGTCACTTCCTACCAGCGCATCGGCGCTGGCAGCGCCACTACAGCGCAGGTCGTGCAGGAAGTGGCGAAGACCTGCGAGGGTGACGTCATCGAGTTCTGCTATGACGACACCCTGATCGGTCAGGGTGCTGGCGGGGCGGACATGGTGATCCTCCACATGCCGGAAGTGGAGCAGCCGAACGGGCCGGAGTGGGACACCAACGCTTTCGCGAAGCTGCAACCGAATCTCGCGGGCTGCTCCTTCCAGTACGCCGACATGGCGGCGCCCCTCGAGATCACGGTACCCCTCGCGCTGGGCGCCGTGGATACGCTCTACGAGATCCGTGCGACCTGCGGCTGGCCGGTCCGTCCGGAGACCGTGTTCCTGCTGTCGATGCCTCACTGAGTCGATCTCTCACTGAGTCAAATCGTGCTGGCGGCCCGCCCATTGTGGCGCGGGCCGCCTCAGCACTGAGGAGTCTGAAATGCCCAAGATCTACGTCGCCAACACCACCGTACAGAACGCGCTGCTCAACTATCGCCTGCCCGAGGAAGCGAATGCGAAGAGCGGGCGCATGATGTGGAGCCAGAAGCTCTTCGTCGAGAAGATCCCGGCCGGCGGCCAGGTCGCACTCGCCGGCGGCAAGGAATTCACGGACGATCAGTTCAAGCACATTTTCGAGCATCAGGCCGGACACTACGGTGCGCGTCGCGACGGCGAGCGCGCCCGCGGCTTCATCGGCATGATCTGGAGCGACAAGCCGATCAAGCTCGGTCGAATCGAGGATGCTCTCGAACAGAACAAGGCCGCGGCCGAGGCGCGCAGCGACCAGATGCTCGATGCGACCGCGGCGGCGCTGCTCGACAAGCAGAGCGAACGCGCGCAGGAGGCCGGCACCCCGATTCCGCAGCGCGTCGAGCTCGAGGTCGCAGCCGATAGGTCGAAGGACGTCGATGTGGCCGGCAAGGGCTCCGAAGCCGTCCAGTCGGGCGTCACTCCCCGCAACCGGTCGACGCGCGGCGGCCGAGAGAGCGGCGTAACTCATCTCTAGCGGTGCTGGTGGCTCCCGCCCAGTCGGCCAGTGGCGGACTCGTTACGGCCTCACGGCCGGAAGTAACCCCGACTGCCCCTGCGGTGCGTCTGGCGGCCCTGAGCATGCGGACCCTTGTCTTTCCCGTGCGTGATGAGCGAGTCGCCTAACCCGCGACCTACGGCGGGGCGGATAGCGTGCGCCGCGGCTTCTGTGGCTCCTCCTGAAAAGCCAGCGTGCGTGCCGGTGAGGGGTCAATTTCTTCAATCGCTGGAGGCTCGCTTTGGCCCTGGTCAATCCGCTCTGCCCGAACCTAGCCAATTATCGGACGTTCGTGTACGGGCTCGTACTGCCAGCGGCGACGCCTCCTTATCCATATCCCGCCTTCCCCTATGCGGCGGGAACGGTGAGCGCCGGCACGACGGCGACGCTCACGGACCTGGCCGCGAAATGGCCTGATAACGAGTGGGCTGGCTGTGTCCTCTTCGATGTTACGCAGCGCTGGGGCGGCCTCGTCGTCTCGAACACGCTCACCGTCGCGAGCTTCATCACGGCCTCCGGAGGTGTCCAGCTCATCGATAGCTCCGGAGCATTCGTCACCGATTCCGGCGGGAACGAAATCACGGCGACGGGGAACTCGCAGGGACTGACGCCGGCGCCCGGGGATCAGTACTTGATCGTGCAGCCGAGCCTCTCTGAGAGCCTGGCCGTGGCGCTCGCCGAGGTGAACGAGCTCATCAATCTGGCATCGCCGCTCCTCTACACCAAGGCGGTCTACAACCTGGCGGCCGATCGGCTCATCAATTTCGGTGTCGATGTTCCCGGACAGACGCTGCTTGCCGATGCGCGCAAGAAGTTCGACCTCGTCGCGCTGAACGTCGGGATCGTCAATTCCGCCTCGGATCAGGGAACGTCCGGGTCGTACGTGATTCCGCAGCAGATGCAGACCTTCACGATGAGCGATCTGCAGCTGATGAAGACGCCCTTTGGCCGGGCCTATATCTCGATCGCGCAGGCCTATGGGCCGACGCTCTTTGGCATCTCATGAGCCCGATTCTCGACGACACGAGCCGGGTCATACCGACGGTTTTCCCGCCGGACATTCCCACGGTCTTTCCGCCGAACGTCCCGACGTTGGGGACGAACCGAAGGCCGACACTGAACCTCGGCGTCATCGTGCAGCCCTATCGCGCCGAGGATGCGAAGAGCCGCCCCGTCACCACCGCCGATGTCGCGAAGTGGCTCGAGAATGAGTACGGGATCATGCAGGTCTTCGCGCGGGTTCACTGGACCGCGATCGAAAGCTCGATCCGAATCTCCATGCAGAACTCCCTCGAGGCGCTTGTCATGGGCCGGCGCGTGGATCCCTTCGGCCGCGGCATGCAGGTGATCCAGTCTCGCTTCAAGCAGTTCATCTCGAGCTCTGAGGCCGAGCGGGTCGGGATTCCGGGGACGCCCACCGGCGCGGCGTCGCGTGGCGTGAACCATCGCCGCAAGCATCCGTACGCGAAATCTAATCCTCGCCGGCCGAGCTTCTACGATTCCCACACCTATGCCAACAGCTTTGCCGCTTGGATGTCGTAGCAGATGGGTCTCATCGATGAGTCTGGAGATGCCTCGCAGATTGCCGGCCTCCTCAATGAATCGCGCCGGGTACTAAGCGGCGATCAGTCGATTGCATTCCAGGCGTACTCGCGCGTCGTATTGCCCATCGACAAATACGTCTATTGGCAGCCGACCGTAAAGACGGATCCGGTTCCGGGCTCGCTGCACGTCTCTCAGGACATCGAGCAGAACGAGGATGAGACGGTGGGGCTCGCGCACGTGGTCTTCACCACCTCGACGCGCATCACCGAATTCGCGGACGCGCCGCCGCAAACCATCTTTGTCGCGACCATCGGAGAGTTTCGCTTCGCCTTCGCGCAGCAGAATGGACGATACGAGGAGGCGGGCCAGTGGCACTATGCCGGCCGCTCGATATATCCGGCACTGGCGTCGCAGCTTCTGGATATCCCAGGAGCAATCGACCCGAAGCGTGCGGTCACCTCGAACTCGCTGGCGCTGTGGATCGCGCTCAATTCCTACAAGCCCATTTACGGCTACGCGCCGAAGGTGGAGTTGTTCCCGGCCGACATCGTCGATCCGAATTTGGCGCCGCCCTACGGGGCCGTGATCATCGACCGTACCGATCCGCTGGCCGCGATTCCGTATCTTGATGCGAGCTCCTCGAGCATGCAGCCGGTGGCGGATCGTGTGCGGCTCGTGCTCTACGGGCTCCAGAGCAATGAGGCGATCGACTACTTGAACGCCATCATTCAGTACAGCCGCGATACGCAGAACTTTGGCCTGATGTCGATGCCGACCATATCGGACGAGCGGCGTACCCAGACGGAACTTCAGGCCATTGCGATGAAGAAAACGATTGATTTCCGCGTCAGCTACACGCAGAGCCGTGTCAATACTGTGGCTCAAAAGCTCATCCTGTCGGCGATTCCGACGGTGATCGTCAACTCATAAATCGGAGCAGTCATGCCCCAGAATGCTTTCCCCTGGAACAACCCCGCGGCGCTCCGTGAGTCGGCTCAGCCGAACATCGATTACAACACCAGCACCGCAACCGGCAACACCGCGCTTTCTGCGCCCAACGCCCTGACCGGTGGTGCCGTAGAGGTCCATCTCGCGATGACGGGCGTGCTGGCGGCCGGAGCGACGGCGACGACCGACACCGCGGCGAACATCATTGCGGCGATCCCGCAGGCGCAGCGCTATGTGGGCTTCACCTACAAGCTGCGCATCATCAATGAGTCGACGGGCGCCTTCGCCTGGACGATTGCGGGCGGTACGGGCGTCACGATCACAGGCGCCACCAGCGTCGCGCAGAACGGCTGGCGCGAGTACATGGTGAAGATCACAAGCCTCACCGCCGTTTCCTTCCAGGACGTCGGCAGCAACGGGACGAGCCAGTAATGGCCACGCCAGTCGGCCCGGTGGATGTCTCGCCGGGACTTCCCGGGGGGACCCGTGCAGAGCTCGACATCACCGCGGCAATCGTCGTCAAGAACGCGCCGGGGATCTGCTGCAAGGTGAGCGTGCTCGTGGCCGGGAGTGCTGCCGGCACTGTGAACGATGCCAGCACCACGGGCAGCGCCGCCGTCACGAACCAGTTCGGGACGATCCCGAACACCGTCGGGACGTACGAGTTCAACTGGCCCTGCGGCACCGGCATCGTCGTCGTTCCCGGCACCGGGCAGACGCTCGCCGTTTCCTTCGTCTGATCCCGAGCGCATCAAGCGCCCTTCGCTTCCTCTCACGGAGCCGCTCATGTCCATCGTCCAACTGAACGTCTCGACGCTGATTGGAGCCAAACCCAATACGCGCCAGCAGACAGGCGCCATCCTCTCCCAGGGCGCGACCACGCTCGCCGCCGGGTCTTATGCGCTCATCACGCAGTCGTCGGACCTCACGGCGATCCTCGCCGCCCCGCTCGCCATTTCGAGCTTGGCCTGGTCGGGCGGTACCGTCACCGCAACCACGACCAATCCGATCCCAGGTCTCGCCACGGGCGACACCTTCCTCACCACCGTCGCCGGCGCCACGCCGATCGGCTACAACGGCACGGTTACCGCGACCGTGACGGGAACGAGCGCCTTCACCTATCCGCTGGCCGGCAACCCCGGCTCTGAGAGCGCACGCGGCACGTACGCGCCTCCGTCGCAGGTGATGCTCAGCCTCGCCATCACGGATTTCTTCGCGCATGGGACTCGCCGCGCGGTCTACGTGCTCGAGCTCGGGGCAACGGACCTCAACACCGGGCCCACCGCGCTCGGTACGTTCATCACGGCCAATCCTGGCGTGTTCTACGCCTACCTCGTGCCGAAGAACTGGGACGGCTCCTCGACCTTCCTGCCGCTTGCCAAGACGTTCAAGGCCGATACGTCGATGACGTACTTCTTCGTCACGACGACCACCGGGACCTATCAACAGTACGCGGGCGTGAAGTCGATTTGCGGACCCTGGATAGAGGCCCCTGGCGTTTCGACCACTGAGTTCGATGCAGCGGGGGACTTCCAGAGCTTCCTGGCCTACGCGCCTTCGTCCGTGAATCGCATGACGCCGCATGCGTATACGTTTCTCAACGATGCGACGGTGTACCCGGCGCTCGGGAACTCTGCACTGCTCGCCGCGCTCGACGCTGCCAACGTGAACTACGTTGCCTCCGCTGCCGAGGGCGGCCTTTCGAATGCGATGATCTCCTCCGGCGCCATGCAAGACGGTGAGGACGCGTCCTGGTGGTACTCGGTGGACTACCTGCAGATCAACGCAGACCAGACCACGTCCAACGTGGTCATCGAAGGATCGAACAATTCGGTCAATCCTCTCTGGTACAGCCAGGACGGTATCAATCGCCTGCAGGACGCGCTGTTCCAGCTGCTCTCGAACATGGGTGCGTACGCGCTCACACAGGCGACGCCGGCGCGGGCGAACCTCGACCAGCAGGCCTTTATCGACAATCTGGACGCGGACGACTACGTCGGCCAGAACGTCGTGAACGCCGTGCCGTTCGTCGACTACATCGAGGAGAACCCGACCCAGTACGCCGCCGACACCTATGGCGGTCTGACCATCGCATTCTGGGCGCCGCATCTCTTCAAGCACATCATCATCAACATTCTGGTTCAGGGCTGAGGTATAGACCGTGGCTAACCCCAATATCTCTCCCGGAATTCTCCAGCTCCTCAATACCAGCGTCACAATTCCCGCCTTCCCATCGCTCAACGTCACGCCGCCGTACCTGGGCAAGCAGATGGTCCACCTCGCACTTTCTGGCGATGCCACCAAGGACCTGCCCGTCGCCGTCGGCGTCGTGAAGTCTCCGCAGCAGTACCTTATGGCCGAGGTGCGCATCAATCTCATCAAGTCTCAGGGCCTAGCCGACCTCTACAAAAAGCAGTGGGAAAGCAATTCGATCCTCGGCGCGATCACCGTGCGCCCGGACACGACCGTTCTGTCTCCGTTCGATCTTGTGCAGGTAGGAATTAAGAGCGTGGGCGATATGGCCTTCAACGGCGAAGAGCCTGATTTGTTTGTCGTGCTGAGTGGGCAATATAACATCAACCTGAGTCTCTGGCCTTAGCACATGAGAATCGACAAGGACCTGAACCTCATCCTGCCCATTGAGCGGGACGATGGCGTTATTCTCTTCGCCCACTCGACCCCGATCAACGAAGATATCTTCATCGCCTTCCACCGGCCGCTCAGCATTACGTACGCGCAACTGTCTGCGGATGGACTCGTCGGAAATGGGGGCATCCGCAATGCCGACCTAGTTCTCAAGGACGTAGCCACACGCATCGGATTATGGGCAGACGATCCCAAGGAGAAGCGCATTGGCGTAGAGCGCGGGCTGCTCGCCGAGGTCCGTCGCCTAACCAATGTGTTTGCACCATCCACGAAGTCGTGGGAAATGGTGCCGCTGGATGATTGTGTTGGGCATGACATCCTCTCGGCTCGGGAGGCCAGAGAGGTGCAGGCCGCGGCAGTTTTTTTTACATGTGCCTCGCGGAACTTCCCGAGGCAGAATCTGAAGCAATTCCTACAGATGTGCTCCAGTCGGATAGGTGCGCACGTCTCGTTCTTGGCCTGTGCGGAGTTCCTTCCTTCCTTGCCGACGTGGACCGGAGACGCGAGTTCTGGCGCGAAGGTCGCGGCGTGGTGGGACACATTCTCGAGTCCTGCTGCGCCGGCAGCCGATTCGGCGAAGTCCTAAAGCTATTTGATCCAAAGTCCAAATGGGCCGAGGCGGAGGAGTTTCGTTCCCGCTGGGTAGTTGACGCGATTCGCAAGAAACCGAGTTTGTGAGGAGATCGTAAGTTGGCCCTGAAAATGCCGATTTTAGAAATCCCCATCGATGACTCCAAGTTCTCCGCGTTCGCCGCCAAGTTCTCGGCCTTCGAAAAGGGCCTCTCGGACACCCCTAGTCTATGGGGCAAGGTCGGAGAGGCGCAGTCCAAGGTATTCGGCTCGGGATCGTCCTCGCCCATTTTCGGCGTCGAGAAGTCCTGGAAAGGGATCGCCGGATTCAGTGCCGGGATTCTCTCCAACACGCTCAAGATCACCGGCGAGCTGCTGAAGTGGGGCACCATCATCGGCAGCGGCCTGCTCGGCGGCTCGCTCTTTGGGATCACTCGGATGGCTGGCGATGTTTCTGGATACCGCCGCTCCGCCATGGGCCTCGGTATGAGCATTGGCTCCATGCGGTCGTTCGATGTCAACATGGAGAGACTTGGCAATCCCGGAGGATTCCTCTCGGCGATCAACCAGGCGATCAGCAATCCCGCGCTTCAGAGTCCGTTGTACGCGCTGGGCGTGGACCCGCACGGCAGCACAGAGCAAGTCTCCATCGCCATGCTGAAGGCGATGCGTAAGCTCGCGCAGGAGACTCCTCGTGGTCTTCTCGGGACAACGAGCGACGCCTATCAACTCGGGGCATTCGGCGGCCTCGAAAAGCTCATGATCCTGAAGGCCATGGGGAATAAGGAGTTCTCCGGTCTGCTGAGCGGCGAGCAGAATGGCAAATCTCTCTTCGGCTTGGATGACGCCACCGCGTTGAAGTGGCAGAAATTCACCACGCAACTGGAGACTGCCGGGAATCAAATCTTCACGATCTTCGTGAAAGGTTTGGTTCCCCTAGCCGATCCGCTGGCGAAACTCTCCCAAGCCTTCGGTAGCTTTCTGTCGAAGCTACTCTCCGGCCCGTTGGTCAAGGAAGGAATCGACAATCTGGCGGACTTGCTGAACAACTTCTCGGCGCAAATGACTTCGAAGAAATTCCAAGCGGCTGTAGATTCGCTCGTATCAGACACGGGGACCATTGCGAGCGGGCTCCATTCTTTGGCGACCGTGATGCGCGATGTCGGCCTTGGAGTCACAGGCAATCCCATACCCGGATCTCCGCGCGCCGCCGGGGAATCGTTCCATGAATTCGCCCTCAACCTAACAGGTCCTAGTAAGAATACCTACGCAGGATATCTTGAGGGTATTGACAGCAAGTACAAGCTTCCAACTGGAACGCTTGAGCGGCTTATGATGGTTGAGTCGAGCGGAGATTACAACGCGCTCAACTCAAAGACTGGTGCCGCCGGACCATTTCAATATATCCCGTCCACCGCGAAATCTCGCGGCGTTGATCCGTTCGATGTGTTCGCCGTAGGAAATGATGCGGGGAAGTACCTCTCTCAGCTTCGCGCGCAATTCGGCAATCTGGATGCGGCGCTCGCTGCGTACGGCGGCTTCAGTGGCGTTCACGTCGGCGAGACTCGGGCCAACATGCCGCGGCGCATGAAGCATTACGTGGTGGGCGCCTCAGCGCCAGATTCTGGCGTCATCGTGCGTGTCACGCACAAGACCGGCGCGAACCCTGTCCTCGCCGCGCAGGGCCTCGGAGCCGGCCCGTGAGCGTCGGTCAAACCCTGTCGCAGCTCTCGCTCCAGGGCTCGCCCATCATCCTCACGCGCGGCATTGCCTCAAACATCGGCGGCGCGCTCCCGATCATCGCGTTGACCGAGGGCGCCAACTTCCTCGCGACCGCACTCTCCGGCGGCAATCCCACCGACATCAATAACCTCTTCGCCAATTACATCGTGCAGCCCGGCAGCACGTTGCAGGCGAACGAAGTCGGCATGTACCCGTTAGCGAATCAGGCCGTGGCGGCAAATGCCATCATCGCGCAGCCGCTTTCGGTGTCGGTGATCATGCGGGTTCCGGCCAAGGGTAACTGGGGCTTCGCGGTGAAGCTCGCGACGATGACGGCGCTCACCAAGGCGCTGCAGCAGCACTCACTCTCCGGCGGTACCTATTCGATCATCACGCCCGCGTATGTCTACACCGATTGCCTGCTGACTGTCATGCAGGACACGGGCGAGGACGACACTCAGCAGCAGCACACGTATCGCTTGGACTTCGTGCAGCCGCTGGTCTCACTCGCCGCGGCGCAGCAGGCGCAGAACAATCTCATGAGCCAGTTGACCAATGGCTCGCAGATCGCAGGCCAGCCGTCCTGGTCGGGAGGACTGCCGGTAGGCAATCCCACGGCACTCCTCTCGGCCTTCGTTCCCGCGAATCCGCTGCAATGACCACGGTCACGGCCTTCGCGCCGTCCGCGACGGCGGCGCCGCCATTTCAGTTTCAGGCGCAGCTCGATGGGGCTACGTACAACGTCTCTGTGACATGGAACGTGTACGGCCAGCGCTGGTACATCGGCATCTACGACCTCTCCGGGAATCTCGTGCTCTTCCGGCCGATGACGGGCTCCGGAGCCAAGATTCAAAGCGTCCTCTCCTGGGCGGATTGGACCGCGACGGCGGCTCTACAGTCACCGCACAACATACCCGTCGGCGCTGTCGCGAACGTCGATGTGTCGGATACCGGGCTCGCATACGACGGCGCGCAGCAGGTGCTGGCGGTCGATCCGATGACGTTGACGTTCCCGCTCTCGACCGATCCGGGACAGTCGGGCGTGACCGGGAACATCAGCCAGGACGTCAATCTCGTCGGCGGCTACTTCAAGACATCGACGCTGATCTATCGGCCGGGCACCGGTCAGTTCGAAGTGACGCCGTAATGCGGTATTACAGCCTGACAATTTCTGATCCTAATACCGGACAGTCGATCGTTCAGGACGGCAAGGGTGGATTTACGAGAGGATCGGGGCCGACGTTTACGAGCCTCGCGAAAAATCCTTTCACCGGCCGGATGAGTCCCGATCCCGGGGCGCTAGATATCACCATCGACGTGCCGGTTATTCCGATGGCTACGCCGCAGGGGAATCCGCTCATCAAGGTTTTCGGCGTCGGCCTGAGGATGATAAGTCAAGCCGCGAACCTTTCCGGGATGAATTTCGCTCTGAAGGCGGGAATGTCGTATGGCCTGCCCCTTGCGAACACTTCGCCCCCACCGGGGCTTATTGCACAGGGAAAGGTGCTCACGTCATACGGAAACTGGCAGGGCGTGAATCAGACGCTTGACCTAGTCATCACTCCTGGACCTATAGCGAAGTTCTCGGCCGCGAACGCCGGGAACATCAACTTTCAGTTTGACATCCCGGTGATCTTCAACTGGGCAGCCGGCACCACGCTTAACTCGGCTCTCTCCCAAGTGTTCAACGCGGTGTTCCCGAACTTCAAGCAGCAGATTTCGATTACGACCGATATCGTGTTGACGAATGACGAGAGCGGTTACTACGAGAACATCAATCAATTCGCCGCATACCTCAAGGGCCTGACAATCAGTGTCGGCTCTCAGATCGTAAGTGGTTATCGTGGCGTAGATATCTTCTTCTCGGGCGACACCATTGTCGCGCAAGAGGACGCTCCCGGAACCGTCGGATCAGCTCTCCCGAAGAAGCTACTGTTTTCGGACCTCGTTGGGCAGCCGACGTGGATCACTCCAGCGACGATCCAGTTTTCCACTGTGCTGCGCGCGGATCTGGATTTGACTAGCTACATCATATTCCCGCAAGGCGTATTGCCTCCGTACGCGCAGATTTCAGACGCTGCTGGCGTCCAATCATTGCCGGGAACGCCGGCCGCAAGTCGCATCGCTTTCGGCGGCACTTGGAAACTCACGGAAATTCATCATTTTGGTCAGTTCAGGCAGCCGTCCGCAGACGCGTGGGTAACCACGTTCGTCGGTGCGCCGAGCACGCTGAGTGGTTGAGCCGCTATGACGGATGCCCAAAAAACACCGTTCTCGCGCACGCTGCCAGCTTTCGCGACGAAGAATGCGCAAGACCAGATCGGCCTTCTCGGTCTAAGACTTCCTGGCCACGTCGTCGCCGTCTCTGGCCCCATCGTCACGGTGCAATTCGACGTCGGTGTCCCGCTGCAGCAGATGAGCATGGCGGCGGCTGGGTCGCGCTACTGCCGCTCACCGATTCAGATCGGTGACCTCGGCTTCGCGACCACGGCCGATGCATATCTCGGTGGCGTCACGGGCTTGGGCGGCGGAACGGCCGACCTCACGCAGCGCGGGAACCTCTCGGCGCTCGTGTGGGTGCCGGTCGGAAATAAGGACTGGTCAGAGATCGACTCGACATCGCAGCACCTCGAGTCGGCGAACGGAGATTTCACCGTCGATGTGGCCGATATCGGCATCACGATGGCGCACAACGGGACCGTGCTCTTTCAGATCAATACTTCAGGCGAGGTCCTGATCAATGGGCGCGTGTTCCTGAATCACGATCATGGTCCAGGAACCTACGTGGCCGGCTCGACGCCAGTCACAGGCGACAGCGGGACCGTCGTTTAGGAGAGCGTCATCAGGACCTTCGGCAGGATCACCAACCCAGACGGCTCACGCACATGGGTTGTGGTGCAAACATCATCGTCAGGCGACAACAGTCTAGTAATGCTGACGACTTTGTGCCAGACGCTTCAACTCTCCAAGAACGAGAGCCCTTTCTACGCTTCGTCTGGCTTGTCCTCACGACAATCCATCGTGCAGCAGGTCGCCCCCGACTACGACATGTCAGTCACGCAGCAGAGCTTCGCGCCGTTCTTCGCCTCTCTCACCATCACGAAAACCACGCCTTCGCCACCAACCTACGCCGTGAACGTCATTACCAATTCAGGCGTTGTCCTCGGCGCTCAGGTCGCAACTTAAATGGCCACGTATTCGTACAACTTTCCCGTCATCATCACGGCGCAGGGACTTCAGCCGCAGACGCCAGCAAGCCTGCTCTCGCAGTTGACGAGCAACGTGGCACTGACGAATCCCGGATACACCAACAATCTTCCTGGCTCGCTGATCGAAGATGTCGCCAGCACCGATGTCGGGGCGATCGCGCTCTGCGACCAGGCCAAGGTCGACCTCGTCAATTCCTTGACGCCGAACGGCGCGAACGAGCCGCTCCTCATTCAGATCGGCCAGGTCGTCGGCGTTCCACAGGGGGGCGCGAGCGCAGTGAGTGTCGCGCTGGCGTTCTCGGGATCCACCGCGGGCTTCCTCGTATCACAAGGCTGGATCTTCTCAGACGGTACGAACTCCTACGCGCTGCAGTCCACCATTGCGATCGCGACCGACGGTACCGGATTTGGGACGGCGATCGCTCTCAATACCGCACAGACAGTGGCTCCTGCGGCGAATACGGTGACGCAGAGCAGGACCTCGATTCCGCCTGGTATCGCGCTCAACGTCACGAATCCGTCGGCCGGCACGCCGGCGCAGGCGCCGGAGAGCTTCGAGTCCTATCGTGTCGCGGTGCTGCAAGCGAACCTCGCGGCCTCAGTCGGCACCGCACGGTTCATCAAGACGCTGGTCGGGCAGTTGGTACCGCTCGGCGTGGTGCGGCGCCTCATCGGCGTGCAGCAGGGTTCGCCCGGGATCAAGGTCCTAGTCGGCGGCTCCGGTGATCCGTACCAGATCGCCAACGCCATCCTTCAGTCCGTGGGCGACCCGAGCGACCTCATCGGCAAGTCCGGTGGCGGCACGAACGTCACGGTGAGCCTGAACGACTATCCCGATCCCTACACCGTGGTCTACGTGTCGCCCGGCGTTCAGACCGTGACGATGACGATCACCTGGAACACCTCGCTTTCGAGCTTCACGGGCGGTGCGGCATTCCCGTCGCTGATTCAGCCGGTCATCGCGGCATACATCAACCAGCTCATCGTCGGGCAGCCGATCAACCTGCTCGAGATGACGAACATCGTGCAGTCGGCGATTGCGAGCACGCTCGACCCGAACCTGCTGACGCGCCTCGTGTTCACGGTGTCGATCAATGGCTCAGGGGTGAGCCCGCCCACCGGCTACCAGGACATCCCGGGTGATTCCGAGAGCTACTTTACCTGTGTCGCAAGTGGGATCACGGTCACGCAGGGATGAGCGATTCTCAGCTTCTTTCGCCGCAGCCGACCCTGACTGCGACGATCCCGGCATATCCCTACAAACAGTACGCCGACGATGATGATATTCAGGCGTTCTTCGCCGCCTATAACGCAGCGACGCAGACGTATGTAGATTGGTTCAACTCGGCCAATCTGCCGTTCTATCCCGGCCTTTCCGGACCGCTCCTTGATTGGGTGCTGAACGGTCTTTACGGCACGCAGCGGACGAGCTTGGTGCAGTCGGCGAGCGCTGCGGCGGGCCCGCTCAATACGCAGGAGCTGAACACCGCAACGCTCAACTCTTTCGTCGCCCCGTCGGTCACGTACTACTCGATATCCGATGATGTGCTGAAGCGCATCCTCACCTGGAATTACTACAAGGGTGACGGCAAGCGCTTCTGCATGAAGTGGCTGAAGCGAAGGATCATGCGCTTCCTCATCGGAACGGACGGCCTCGATCCCAATCCGCTCTCGCCAGACTTCGTCATAGGCCCTGAGAACACCCAGGCGGTGAGTGTCACCGTATCAAGTGACGTCCTCACCGTGACGGTCAACGGCGCCGCCATTTCTTCGCTCGTGCAGTTGGCACCGAACATACTGCCGATCCTGCAGTCCGCCTTCTTGGGCGGGGTGCTTGATCTTCCGGTCCAGTACACCTACGCGTTCAACATCGTGACGATGCTGGTCGCGACCGCGAGCCCGCCGACCGAATCGGTTACGGGCATCGCGACGACCCTCTCGACCGGCACGGCGAGCGTCTCGGCCGTAGGTGGTTCAGGTGCTCTCACTTACACCTGGACGTGGGATTCAGGCGGCACCGGGATCACGATCGACTCGCCTTCCGCGGCCGATACGGCCTTCACCGCGACCGGGATGACGCGCGGCACCACGCTTACCGGCACGGCGAAATGCACGGTTTCCGACGGCACGCATACCGCGTACGCCTTTGTCATCGTGACCATCAGCAACGTCTCGGCGCCGAGCGTCGCGCTTTCCCCGACCACGCTCTCGGTGACGGGATCGACTGCGACCGAGACGACGGGCGCGACCACGGCCACCGTGACGGGCGGTGCCGGACCCTTCATCTACGCCAATACGTGGCAGTCGGGCGGTACGGGGCTTACGATCAATTCGCCCGCCGGCTCTTCGACCACAATCACGGGTTCTGGACTCTCACCGGGCGCCACGGAATCCGGGACACTCCTCTGCACCGTCACGGATTCCTTCGGTCAGCAGGCCACGGCAACTTGCGCGGTATCGGTGGCGCGCGCGACGGCGCCAAGCGCCTCGGCAAGCCCGATGTCGCTTCCGGTCTCCTCGAGCACGATCCCGATGACCACCGCATCGACGACGGTCACCGTCTCGGGCGGGGAGGCCCCGTATACCTACAACTGGACGTTCACCTGGACCTCGCACACGGATGGCGCCAGCTACGCCATCGGATCGCCGACCTCGGCCACGACGAACCTCACCGCCTCCGGCATGACGGCCGGGAACACCGATACCGGCAACGCGCAGTGCACCGTTACCGATGCCTTGGGGCAGCAGGCCCAGGTCACCGTCAGCGTTTCCTTTACCTACCTGCCGCCTGAGACCTTCACTTACGCCACGGCACAGACCGTCACCGTCCCGAACGGATATTCGAACGCCGTCATCGAGGAGTGGGGCGGGGGCGGCGGTGGCCAGGGCGGTACGGGCTCACTCTGCACCGCCCAGCCAGGGGCCGGCGGCGGCGGTGCCGGCTATGTCAGGCACCAGGTCGCCGTGACCGGTGGCGAGTCCATCACCATCAGCGCGGTGGGCGCGGCCGGAGCGGAAGGCTTCGGCAATGGTGGCGTCGGTACGGCGGGCACCGCCACGGTCGTAGTCGTCGCCGGCGTCACGCTCACGGCGAACGGCGGCCAGCCGGGGAACAACTCGGCGGGCGGTACTGGCGGCACGGCCTCGGGCGGCAACCAAGCCAACGTCACTGGTGGCACGGGAGCGCCATTTCGCACCACCGGCGCGGGTGGAGTCACTCAGCACGGCGTCTACTCCAACACGGGCGGCAACGCGAACGGGTACGGCGGTGAGGCCGGCTTCCAGGGGAGCCAGCCCGGCCAGAACGGCGGCGCAGGCCTCGTCTCGATCCGCTTCACCTGATGCGCGAACGATACACCGAGCTCGAAGGCGAGTTCGGCTGCGAGTACGTGCTGGAGAAAGCAGGCGAGGGGTTCGGCGTGCACGCGCATTCGATCGAGCGTCGCCACGCCTGTCTCTGCCTGAAAGGACAAGTCCTGGTCGAGATCTGCCCGGCAGGCGAGCAGGAGCCGCAGTGGCTGATTCTCGATGCTAACTCGCAAGCGGAAGAGCCCGAGTTCAATAGTCTTCTGCCGCACCGCATCACCGCCATGGAAGATAACACCGTGATTTTCAATCGCATGTACGTGCGCCCTGCCGATTGGCGGGAATTGCTCACTTGGAGACCGGAGTAGGCAATGGCTGTACGCCAGTATTCGAACAACGCGACCGCAACTCTCGCGGCATCGATCAGCAATAGCGCAACCAGCGTTTCGGTGAATGCGGGCGAGGGCGCGCTATTCCCGACGCTCACCGGGGTCCAGACGTTCACGGCAACGTTCCAGGCGGCCTCGAATTCGAATATTCGAGAGGTCGTGCTCGTTACCGCGCGCTCGACGGATACGATGACCATCACGCGCGCTCAGGAGGGAACGAGCGCGTTGGCATGGGCGGCGGGGGACTTTCTCAACCTCCTGCCGACCGCGGCTGATCTCGGTGCCGCGGCGCAAGCGGACGATGTGCAGGCGCAGGCTGGCAACTATGCCGCTGATACCGGCTCGGCGAATGCCTATGTCGCGAACTTCACGCCCGCGCTGACCGCGCACAAGGTCGGAGCGCCGCTTCGCGTCAAGATCGCGCATACCAATACTTCAGGCACCGTCACGTTCAATGATGGTGCCGGCGCGGCATCGGCAGTCCTGCCTGGCGGCGCTGCACCTGCGGTGGGGGCGCTTCTCGCCGGTGGCATCGCTGCATTCGTCTGGGACGGCACCGAATTTCAGATCACGGAACTGCCGACGAACATCACCGGGATCGAGCAGGCGCTCACCAATCTCATCTATCCCATCGGCGCGTATGTGCTGTGGGAGACCGACACGACGAGCCCCGGGGCCGTGTTCACTTGGCAGACCTGGGTCGAAGTTCAAGGCGTCGTGCTCGTCGGCCGGCTGCCGAGCGATCCGAACTTCGAGTCTACCGGGCAGACCGGAGGCGAGGATACGCACCAGCTCGTCGCGGCCGAGGTGCCGCCGCTCAACTATCAGGATTTCTACTATCCAGAGAAGTCCAGCATCTTGGCGCAGCGTGGCGCGACCCAGTACGTAGGGATCGGAGCACTCAATAACAACGTCGGATCGAACACCACCGACAACGACAATGATGCCTGCCTCTACGCGAACAAGACGACGCTTAGCGGGGAAGGGCTCACTGGGACTGAACCCGCTACGCCTCACAACAACTTGCAGCCCTATCGGGTCGTGCGGATGTGGCGGAGGACGGCATGAGCGACATGCTTGGCGTGATTTTCGCGCAGCTGGACAAGCTCCTTCCGGAGCGATACCGCGTGCGCATCGTCTCCTGCACGGCTCTCATGGGACTCACGGGCTGGATCTACTACAGCACGCACAACTTCGCGAAGGAAAGCGATGTGCAGGCCCTCAAGGCCCAGATGGGCCCCTCGATCATAGCGGCCGTGGCGCCGATCACGGCGCAGATGCGAGCTGATGAGAAGAACGAGGGCCGCCACTACCTCGAGGACTTGAGCTCCCAGATCCTGCAGGACGCCGGCCGCTGTAGCGAGACGCAGAACTCCGAGTCCCGCGGTCTCTACGAGGCGTCGCTCTCGCAGCTGCTCGAGCGCTACGAGAACACGGCGGGCCATCCGTATCCGCAGGCGATCAACTGCGGGCAGGAGCGCTCGCCCCAATGATCTCAGCAGACGCTCTCCAGGAGGCCTCGCTTTGGGTGACGGGCCGTGAGGGGCCGTACCACTTCGATCCCAAGGATCCGGGCGGGGAGACCGCATGGGGTCTGGCTGTGCGCTATCACCCCGAGCTTGCCGGGAAGCTACAGGCGCTCACGCAGGCCGCAGCCGCTCAGATGCTCGCGGAACAGTACTGGCCGAAGGGGGCGTCGGATCTGCCGTCCTATCTCGCCATGCCATTGCTCGCGTTCTCCGTGCTCGACGGGCCAGTGCAGGCGGTGATGGCGCTACAGCGCGCGCTCGGCGTGCACGTCGATGGCGGCATCGGGCCGCAGACCATTCATGCCGCGACGCTCCCCACGCCGGCAGCGCTCCTCGAGTGGTACTTCGGAGCCTGCATGGATCGGCTCCATCAGTCCGCAACCTGGTCGCGTGACGGCACCGGCTGGGAGCGGCGGCAGATGGCCGCGTCGCTCGCGGCGCTGTCGTGAGCGCGCGCGGCGTCCTCCGAACCATCGAGGGCGGCAAGCTGGGTTTCTGGTGCCCGGGCTGCAGGCAGATGCATGCCGTGCGCGTGGCGCCCGCTCCCGAGCCGTGGGGCTTCAATGGCGACTATGACCGACCGAGCTTCACGCCGAGCGTGCTTGTCACCGGGCGCGATTTCACCGAAGACGGTAGGCGCCAGTTCGATGCGTGGCACGCGGAAGGTTGCCCGAAGCCGGCGCCTACGTTTCCTGCGGCCGACACTCGCTGCCATTCATTCGTGACCGGCGGCCAGATTCAGTTCCTTTCCGACTGCACTCACCAACTCACGGGCAAGACCGTGCAGCTGGAGCCATTCTGATGCAGCTCGCTCGCCGCGCCAGCAGCGGAGCCGGGATCATGCCAACCGGTCGCCATAATTTCCCGAAGAGGACCTTCCCCATGATTCGCTATCTCATCGCGCTCGCCGCGATGCTCGTCGTGGGCGTCGCTTCCGCACAGACCAGCGGAACGGTCAATTGGGCCTACAGCGCGCCGACACAGTTCACCGACGGTACAGCTATCCCAAGCACCGCGACGATCACCTACAACCTGTACGTCGGCACTGCCGGCCCGGGAAGTGAGGCCGCGGCGCCAGTACAGACCGGGATCCGCTTCACGAGCGCAATCACCTCTGGATACACCGCGGGCGAGACCGTCTGCGGCTTCGTGACGTCTGTCGTCAACGGATTCGAATCGCCTCATTCGCCGGAAGCCTGCGGGACCTTCTCGGAAGTTCCGGGCGCGCCCACGAACCTCACTCTCAAGGTGAACCTATGAACGCCCGTGTCGCGTACTGCTTTTTCCTGACGGCGGTGATGGGCGGCCTCATCTACCTCCTCATCCTGCATCCCGTGACGCTCTCCCAGGATGCCCGCGCCATCATCGAGATGGTGTTGGGCGGCTTGGGGACCATCCTGATGCACGTCGTCACTTCCGTGTTCCACATCCCCAGCCCCGTAAACCCTACCCAGCCGGCCACCCCGGCGCAACAGGTGAAACCATGAGCTCCATTCCCTACCTCGCCGCCGAAGCTGTCACCGCGGCCGTCATCAGCCAGGGTTCGTCCGATGCGGACAAGCAGGCCCGCGCCACCACGGCCTCGCAGGTCGCGGCCTTCTTCAGCGCCGCCGGCAAGGGTGATATCACCGGGGCGAACGCGCAGGTCGCCTCGGCGATCGCCGGCATCAAGGATCCGGGCCTGCAGAAGGTTGCCGAGGATCTCTGGTCGACCGGCCAGCCGTATCTTCAGGTCGAACTCAATGTCGTGGAGAACACGCCCGTGCTCGGCGGCTCGCTTCAGCAGGCACTCGCTGACGTCGGAAGCGGAATGGCGTCCTCGGCGGGCGCCTACCTGACGAGCGGCGCGGCGAAGAAGGCTGCCGCCCAGAAGTAACCCGTCCCCACCGTCCCGGATATGCCGCGCCCCGCGCCTTTGGCGGGGCGCGCTGCATTTGGAGCGTCCATGAAAGCAAGACTTGCCTGTGTGGCGGCCGCAGCGTTGCTGAGCGCGTGCGCGACCGTCGGCGCGATCCTCGACGCCATCCCGGCGCCCACACCGCAGGAGCAGTGCGAGTCAGGCGGCGGACACTGGAAGTCCGTCACCACATACGACGCGCAGGGCAACCCCACTGGTGGCGGCGGGGAGTGCGTCCAGGGTGATGGGCATGATCACGGGAAGCGCAAATGATGGCGCTGCGCACCGGCCGCCGGCCGGCGGTCCATACCCGGCGCACGATGCGCCTCGGCATCGCCATGCATCAGGCGCTCGCCACGCTCGGCGCCCCGCCCGCCGCGAGCGACGACTATGTGTCGGCAGTGATGAAGCAGAGCGCCGCGGGCTGGATCTGCTGGCTGAACGATCAGCTCGGGGACTGCGTCTGCGAGGACAGTGGGCACGGCCTCATGCTGCGCACGGCCAACGCCGGCGCGATCCTCATCCCGACGCAGCAGGACATCCTCGCGCTCTATGAAGCGGTGGGCGGCTACGTGCCCGGCAACTCATCGACGGACCAGGGATGCGATGAGACCGGCATGTGCCAGTACCTCACTACTACGGGACTGTGCGGCCAGAAGTCAGCAGCCAGCGGCCCCGTAGACCCGACCAACCTCGCGCATCTCAAGTGGGCGGTGCAGCTCTTCGGGTCATGCCGGCTCGGCATCGTCGTTACGGACCAGATGATGCAGACCTTCGGCGCCGGCCAGCCCTGGACGAGCGTCGCTGGCAACGTCGAGGGCGGCCACGACGTCCCGATCGTCAAGTACGACGCCGACTTCGCGTACGTCGTGACCTGGGGAAAGCTGCAGCCGGTCTCCTGGTCCCTCATCGGCAATAGCGACTTCCTCCAGGAGGCTCACTGCGAGGCGTGGCCAGACTTCGTGCGCGCCGGCGGCACGGCGCCGAACGGCTTCGACCTGCAGGGCCTCCTCGCCGCGGCACAGCAGATCGAAGTGCAGGAGGCCGCATGACCGCCAAACGCAAGTCGAGCAAGCCGCGGCGGCCCAAGGTCGCGAGGCCGGCGGAAGAGGGCGTGAGCCTCGTCGTCGGGGAGGAGCTGACACCCGAAGCGCGCGAGATCCTGCGCAGCAACTCCGAGCAGCTCGAGTCTCTCAAGGTGAGCGAAGTCCCCCCGCATGCGGCTGCCGGTTTAGCCACGGGGGGCACGGATCAACCGGCTCCGACGCAGATTGTAGCGGAGCCGGCGCCGAGCGAGCCGATCCCGTTGCGCGCCCCGAAGAAGAGGCGCGGCTTCCTCGCCACGCTTCGCTGGGTCGTTTTCGGGAACTAGGCCATGACACTTCCACGCATCATGGTGGTGGGCGCGAGCTCTTGGAGTTCCCGTCTCATTGAAGACTTCGGCCAATGGTCGCACATGGCGAATCTGCTGGACGATGGGACGGCGCTGGATGCGCGCTTCGATCATGTGACCTACCAGGGCAAGAAATATTCTCCTGGCGTCCAACTCCGTCCTGCCCATTACCTCGATTCTCAGCCCCGCTGGGCGGTTTTCGAGTTCGGGACGCCTGAGATGTATGAGCCGTGGCTCCAGGCCGGCCTGGGGCAGATAGGGAAGCCCTACGATAGCCGCGGAATCATGGGCTTCGTCAGCGGGCTTCTCAGCGGCAGCTTCAAGGATCGCGAGTACGCGCCCCAGAATCCGGCCAAGAGCAAAGCATGGTTCTGCGATGAGCTATCCCTGTTCATGGCGTGGCGCGGCTGTGGGTACCTGAAGTTGCCGGAAAACTTCCTGCCATACCGGCAGACCCCCGGCGCGGCACTCAATCTGTGGCTCGGAGCAGGCGCCAAATTGGTGGCCAGTCGCGGGTAATTTGATCGATAATTTGCCGTCATGCGCAGCAGCACCTCTGGGATGGGAGAGCTAAACGGTAACTGGCGACACGGCGGCGCTGGAACTCGAGCCTATCTAGTTTGGAACAATATGTGGCGCCGTTGTACTGATCCAAAGATCGACCGGTACGCCCAATACGGCGGCCGCGGCATCCGCGTCTGCGCTCGATGGGGGGACTTTGCTAACTTCCTCGCGGACATGGGACAGCCGCCGCCGGGAATGTCGCTGGACCGAAAGGACAACGACGGTGACTACGAGCCGGAGAACTGCCGCTGGGCAACGAAAAAAGAGCAGAGCAATAATAAACAAACATCACGCCGTGTCGAGATTGATGGCGTCTCTCGGCCGATCACCGAATGGATCCGAGTTTTGCAGCTGAACACGTCTACCGTATTTAGGCGCATGAAAAAGGGAATGGATGCCAAGTCAGCGCTGCTGGCGCCAGATCAGCGTCCGACAGTGAGCGCGGCGATGAACAGAGCAAGGAAAGGAACTAAGGGCCCAGCGCCATGCGGCACGCGCAGACGTTATGACCAAGGATGTCGATGCGCTCTTTGCAGATACAGCAATGCGAGCCGCGCCCGCGAATACAGAGCGTCCGCGTCATAGCGACCTTTTAACGTCCTTCAGATTGTCAATTGCTAACTGCGGCTTAATGCCGAGCGGTTAGCAAACCCATTCCCTCGCGCGAATCAGACATGCGGCGCCAAGCCGCAGGGATTCCCTTTGCCTTCATGCAGGTAGCCTGAAATGAAAAGACTCCTCGCGATCCTCGCGCTCGTCGCCGTCTTCTCGACCGCGGGAGCCGCGACCCAAGAAGTGGGCGGCTACCCGACCGCATCTCCACTGACCGGCAGCGAGCGGATGCTCTCCGATCAGAGCGGCATCACGGTCGACATCCTGCCGGCGCAGATCGTCACGTACTTCGTGGATTCGGACGCGGTCCTCTCGCTTCTGCCTTCACCGCTCGTCAACGGCTACTGCCTCGCGAACAACGGGACCGCGCTCGTCTGGCAGGCGTGCTCGAGCGCTGGCACCGTCACGAGTGTCGGCCTCGTCATGCCGGCGGGCTTCACGGTTGCGGGCTCGCCTGTCACGAGTAGCGGCGCGCTCACCGTTTCGACGACTCTCTCGGGCGTCATCAAGGGTACCGGCTCGGGATTGACCACCGCGGCCGCGAGCGATATCGGCGCGCTCTTCTCCGGCTGCAGCGGCAATACGATCCTCTTGGGCTCTGATGGTGCCTGCCATTCCCTGAGCGGCGGCGGCTCGGTCACGAGTGTCGGCCTCTCGGCTCCCTCCTGGCTCACCGTCTCTGGCTCCCCGGTCACGAGCTCAGGCACCCTCACGCTCGCCGGCGCCACGGGACTCACCGCCCACCAGGTCATCGGAACTGGTACGGCCGGAACCCTTGCGCCGCTCTCGCTCACCCTGTCCGACCTGCCGTCGACTCTCACGACTTTCAGCGGCTCACTCGTCTCAGGTCACTGCGCGCAGTGGAGCACCACGACCGGGAATCTCGTCGACTCCGGAGCCGGCTGCGGCGCGGGTGGCAGTTCCGCCTTCAGCGCGTTGACGAGCAGCACGAACACCACAGCGGCCATGCTCGTGGGCACTGGCGCAAGTCTCGGCCCGACTGGTAGCGGCACGATTACCGCCAACGCTCTTTCGTCCGGCATCGCGCTCGGCACTCCCGCCTCCGGCACACTCACCAACGCCACCGGCCTTCCGGTGGGTGGCTTGTCCGGACTGGGCACCGGAGTGGCCACCTTCCTGGGAACGCCCTCCGCCACGAACCTGGGAGCTGCGGTAACCGGCGCAGGCCTCGTCGCCGGCACGAACGTCACGATCACAGGGACATGGCCGAATCAGACGATCACGGCGAGCTCGACGGGCGCGACCGCGTTTAGCGCGCTCACGGGAGCGACAAACACCACCGCCGCGATGCTTGTCGGTACCGGGGCAAGTCTCGGCCCCACGGGCACGGGCACCGTCACGGCGAATGCGATCTCCGGCAATCCCGTGATCGGTGTCGATTTGCCGTTCTCGCTGTCGGACCCTTCCGCAGCAGCCAATCAGAAGAACTGGAAGCTCTATAGCACCACCACGAGCGGCGTCACCACATTGCATGGAGCGATGCTGGATGATTCCTTAGCGAACCCCACGGATTGGCTACAGGTACAGCGCGACGCGAGCGATCCCGGCACTTGCGGAGTCGCGGGCTTCCCTGGCTATGTGGCGTGCCAAATCGAATTTCTGTCGGCCGTCCAGACCTACATCCAAAACGACAACGACTTCGATTTCAGTTGCACCGACTCGGATGACTGCGCTGGAGCGAGCTTCACCGCGACCACGGCCAACGCCAATTCGTATGTTTGGCAGTTCCATGGCCCCAGCAGTTTCACGAGCGGCGTCTACGAGGACAACCTCTTCTCGACGAGCACGGCCGCCGCCAGTGATGGCGCGCCGCCGCATTGCACGGGCTGGTCGTCTTTCTCGCTTCCCTTTGACTGTCGCGATGATCGCAACGGCAATTCATATCGGCAGATCGGCGGAAGTGCCAGTGCCGCGACGTTCGAGCATGTAACAGGAACGACCTCGGCTGCGGCCGTCAGCGCCACCTACGGCAGCACGAATTCAGGGAGCGTCACGAACATCGTCGCCGGCTCGGCTGCGAACACGCAGGCGAATGGTCAGCCGATCCTGACCTCCCCGACGACCACGACTGCCGGCCAGTGCGAACTCTCGACGACGACGGCCGGCTTGGGAACATGGGGCGCCTGTAGTGGTGGCGGCAGCAGCGCATTTTCTGCTCTCACGAGCGGAACGAACACGACTGCGGCGATGCTTGTCGGCACGGGCTCGAGCCTCGGTGCCACAGGTTCTGGAACCATCGCGGCCACCAGCGCTCCGCTTTCAGGACTCAGTGGGCTTGGAACGAGTGTCGCGACGGCGCTCGCCGTCAACGTAGGCACTGCGGGTTCATTCGCCGTGAATGGCGGCGCGCTCGGCACGCCCGCCTCAGGCGTTGCGACGAACCTCACCGGCACTGCCGCCAGCCTAACCGCTGGCACTGCCACAGTTGCGAACGGGCTGAAATCCGCCACGACGACGGTTGCAGTCAGCTCCGCCACGGCCCCGACGACTGGCCAGGTTCTCACGGCCACGAGCACCACGGCCGCGACCTGGCAGACACCGACTACCGGCTCCGGCACGGTCAACTCCGGCACGCTGGGCCAGCTCGCCTTCTACGGCTCCACGGGCACCGCGGTCTCCGGCACCACGAATGCATCGATCACCGCGGGCGCGCTGTCGCTCGGCGCCTCGGGTACCGCGGGTTCGGTTGCGCTCGGCAATGCGACTTCGGGCACGGTGACCATTGCGCCGGTCACCGGTGCGCTTGGTTCCGTGACGGCCAGCCTGCCGGCGAACACGGGCACCATCGCCGAGCTCAATCTGGGGCAGACGTTCAGCGCCGGCCAGGTCTTCTCGCAGGGCTTCAACAATACCAAGAACGGCGCGTCGAACTCGACGGCAACGGCGTTCCTCGGCACGCCTTTCTCAGGTGGCACCGGCACGACCACGGTTCCCCTCTTCATGTTCTCGGCGGGGACCAATGTCACGACGTGGAACACGGCTGGGACCTTCATGGGGTTCAACGGCAACAGCGGCTTCGCGGGATATTTCCTTGACTTCCACGTCAACGGGGGCGCCTCCGTCGCATCCCTCGATGCGTCGGGAAACCTCACGGTCGCGAGCTGCACGGGATGCGGCGGCGGGGGCAGTTCCGCATTTAGCGCTCTCACCGGTGGCACCAATACCGCAGCCGCAATGCTTGTCGGGAGCGGGGCGAGCTTGGGACCCACGGGCACCGGCACGCTCAACTCGAATGAGGTGAACGGCGCCACCGTGCCCGCCAGCCAGACTTGTCTCGCGAGCAACAGCTCGGGACAATTGATCGGCTGCACCACGACTGGGACTCTTGCGTTCAGCGCGATCTCAGGGGCCACGAACACATCGGCGGCGATGGTGGTTGGGAGCGGGGCGAGCCTCACGACGACTGGGAATCTTGATCTCCTCGGCTCCTCGACCGGCTTCGTGACGCTGACCACTTCGGATTCCGGAGCCAGCAATTTCACCGGGACGTTCCCGGCGAACACCGGCACGGTGGCAGAACTGAATCTCGCGCAGACCTTCAGCGCGACTCAGACGCTCTCGGGCCTGACTCTCTCCGGGATCACCGGCTCGACCCAGTGCTTGCACGTCAGCACCTCGGGAGTGGTATCGGGCTTCGGGGCTGATTGCGGTGGTGGGATCACGCTTCAGACCAACGGCACGAACAATGCCAGCCAGACCGCGCTCAATCTCATCGCCGGCACGAACATTACGCTCGCGAACTCTGGCAGCGGTGTCACGATCACGGCGAGCAGCACTGGCGCTACAGCGTTCTCGGCGCTGACCTCTGCGACCAATACGACGGCCGCCATGCTGGTCGGGACGGGAGCCACCCTTGGGACGACGGGAACGGGCACGATCACCGCCAATGCCGTCGCGTCGAGCCTGACGTCGCTCCCGAATGTGACCAGCGTCAACGGGACCACGATACCGGCATCGGCGTCTCTCGCGGCGCTTGCGGTGCCGAATACCTGGTCGGCCGCGCAGACCTTCCCCGCTAGCGACATTCTCATCAAGGGCTCCTCGACCGGGACGACCGCTCTTGCCACCGCGAATGCCAGCACGTCGAACTTCACGGCCACATTCCCGGCCGCGACCGACACGGTGGTGGAGCTCGCCGCAACCCAGACCCTGACGAATAAGTCGATCGCCGCCACGGAGGTCAATAGCGGGACTCTGGCGGCGGCTCAGATGCCGGCGCTCACCGGCGACGTCACCACCACATCCGGGACCGTGGCTACTACGGTGGTCAAGGTGAACGGCGGGGCGGTGCCGACGAGTGCGGCTGTGGTCTCGACCAACTCCAGCGGTCAGCTCACGGCGGCCACGACGGTCACGTACCTGCTCGATGAGGGCACGACGTTCACCCTGAGCAGCGGTAGCGGGGCATGCGCCACGACGACAACCCTGGTCGGCGGAACCACGGTTGGCAGCTTTGTATGCTCCGGGACGACGGGCGCTTCCAGCATCGTCGTGAATCTGCCCACGGCTCCCAATAGCACATGGATCTGCAAGGCCGTGGACAAGACCACTCCCGCGAACACGGTGAGCGAAACCACGTGGGGGGCGAGTAGCGCGACGCTCGGCGGCACCATCACGTCGGGAGATGTCGTCGGCTTCTCGTGCATGGGGAGCTAAAGCATGTTCCGATCACTGAGACTGATAGCGGCGCTTCTCTGCGCCGCTCTCCTTGCCTGTCCTCTGGCGTTCGCGAGCGTCGCTTACAGTGCTTCTGGCGAAGGGATCGTCAATAACGCCACCACCGGAAGCTGGACGAACACCCCGGTAGGAACTCCTACCGGAATCATCGTGGGAGTCTACGGGCTAGCCGCGCCGACCAGCGTCAAGTACGGCGGCGTGACCATGACTCTCGACGGGCAGAGTGCAGCGAACGCCAGCGGCGATGTGATGTACGTCTACGAGCTGGCGAATCCTGCAACCGGCGCGCAGACCGTTCTGGTCACGCTCGGGTCGGCCAGCTACGCCAATGGTGTCTCCATCAGCGTGACGGGCGGCTCGACTACGCAGGTCATGCGGACCGGAACGTTCGCATCCCAAGTGACAAACGCAGTCAACCCGTCTCTCACTGTCACGAGCGCAACGGGCGATCTAGTAGTTGACTTCGTCGGGAGCCGTCCTTACGACTTTGTTTACACACCGTCTGGCACGCTCGCGAATAGCTCGACAAACGGAAACATCTACTGCGCAGGACAATACGCGGCAGGGGCTTCAACGGTGACGATCGGCTGGACTGAGAGCGGCGGATTGATTGGCTCCCATGCGGCGCTGTCGGTTCAAGCCCCGAGCGCTCCGACCCTGTCGTCAGTTCTCTCAAACGGCCATCCACTCATCAGCAACGGTCACCCGGTGAATTGACATGATCGTCACGCGCAGAACAGCTCTTGCTGGCGTTGGGGCGACCTTTGCGGGTCTTTTACTGCCCCCGTCTGCCAGGGGTCAGATTGTTGCTCCCGGCGGCGTGGTATTGGTTGAGGGCGGCCAGGTCATCCAGGTTTCCGGCGGCGGCTCTGGCGCGCCGCTGGTCATAGCCCAGGACTTCCTCGACGTTCCGACGGGTGTAGCGCCGTCTAGCAGCTTCATTCCGACCGGGATGACGGCGGCCAATTACGAAGGGGAGGGTGGGGCAGGCGGGTATCTGGCGGTTGCGCTCACCAATCCCGGATCCGTCGCAAACATGGGTACGCCAGCGGGCGCGCGCATGTTTATCGACGGCGTAGAAATCGCCAACTATCGCTACCTCATCCAAGCGCCTTGCGCCGTCGCCGCGCGAGCAGTGGGCTGGCCGTTTCCCGATATCTGGATATTGGGCGTCCAGATCGGCTCTGCCGCCGTGCAAGCGCTCGCCATTGGGACACCTCTCGCGCTGAGTGTCGTGGTCAATGGCGTGGCGTCGAACACCAATGACCTTCGCGGGAATCCGATTCAGATCGTCCTGACTCAGGCGCCCATCGTCTACATAGACGAGAACAACGGAAGTGAGTCGAATCCCGGCACGTTCGCATCGCCTAAGCAGTACGCGCAAAGCGGCGCGAGCGGCAACAACATGCTCGGGGTTCTAGCCAGCAACCTCACGGTATCTGGCGGCAAGAGTAGTGGCGCTCAGGCCGGCATCATGTGCGTCGTCAGAAATAGCGGCACATGGGCGCATGCCACAACGGGACCAAATTCGACCGCATGGGTTCAGGGACAGAGGGTAACGGGATGCGCTCCGACCATCATCGCTCCTGGTGGTGTTGCTGGCGTCAACGTCGGATCGCTCAAGATATGCGGATATCCGGGACCAATTGGCGGAAATGCGCCTGAGCTTCCCGAGTACACGGGTAGCGCTTTCTACTTCGGCCAGGACTCTGCGGATGCCGGGGAGAGCGGATCGTCTGCTGGGATAACTAACCCTTATGACGGTTCTGCCGGCATGAATCACTACATGCAGTTCTCCAACATCAGGGTCGCGCCCGGCACAAATACGATTGCCTCGTGGCTGTTCAACATCGACAACAGCGCTCACTATTTCAGGTCATTCAATTGCGAGAGCACGTGGCCATTCACGGCGGACATGCGGGCAGGAGGCGCGGCTGGGGATGGTGTGGGCGTGCGGATCTTCCTGCCGTACATCCACGATATCGGCGGCGCGTCGATGACGCATGGCTTCTACGCCGATGCTGAGGCCGGGTACTGCTGGGACTGGGAGGTAGCCTTCGGGTTCGTGTACAACTGCTTCGGTGGTTCATCGTTCCAGTCCTACGCGGCAGGATACGGCGGCTCAGGTCCCGATCTTCAGGGACACACGAGCAACGGTGCCATCGTCGTGCATCACATGTGCATTGACGGAAAACCTGCCGATACTACGAACAAGTACGGCATCTACTGGAGCGACGCGACGGGTGGCGCGGTAGGGGCAGAGAACGTCGCTGCGTACAATCTCTTGGCCAATGCTGGAGTCGCAAACTTCGGCTGGAACACGGAAGAGAAAGCATACTGCTACAACTACAACAATACCCTTTACGCAACCAATAGCGTTTACGGGATGATGTACAACAATTCCACTCCGGGGACTGGCTCGCTGATGGTGGTGCAGAATAATCTGCTCGTCTTGGGAGCCGGGCGCGTCAACTCTTCAACGCCGTTTTGGGATCAGGGGGCGGGCGGTACATTCACACAGAATTACAACCGGTGCTACGACCCGGAAGGGCATCAGACCAGCCCGCTTTCTGGGACCGGAAACAGTTACGGCGATCCACTCATCGTGACGGACTGGACGGACTTTGAGCTGACCAGTTCCTCGCCATGCCTAGGCGCTGGATCAAATTCCGGTTTGCCGATCATTTTTGCCTATGACTACATGCTGAATCCGGTGCCGCGCGCCGGTCAGTCGGTGGTTCAAGTAGGGGCCTTCGCGTGAGATTCGAGCCGCGCGGGGACATGCTGCTCGACACGCAGACGAATCTCATATGGGCTCTGGGCGAAAGCGACTGGGTCGAACACGCCATCGCCGCACTCCTTTGCCGGCGGGCAGGCTTGAGGCTACCGACCATCGAGGAGCTTTTCACGCTGGTAGACCGGTGCCGCGTAGAGCCTGCGATCCATTCTGAATTCTCGCTCTGCCGAAACAACTGGTACTGGTCCTCTACCCGGTATGCCGGCAAGCGCGATAGCTGGTGGGGGATCGACTTCTCTACCGGCAAGGTAGCGTGGTCACAGGACGGCGGGAGCGGGCACTTCAGAGGAGTGAAGGACTAATGCCGAACCGCCGGAAATTCCTATTGAGCGCCGGGGCATCGCTTGCCGCGGTGGGCACTCTCGGCACCTCCCTGGCTCAACAGGTGGTCGTGGGCGGAGGCGGGGTGATATCGAGCGGCGGCATTCTCGCGCCCGCACGCAAATACATCGGCGTCAATCTATCTGGGCTCAAGTACTGGACGCCGGAGCAGCCCTTCCTCAACCTCTTCAAGTCAGCATCGGCCAATAGCGGGGAGGACTACTGGTTCATCCAGGGAACCTCCTATAGCCCGTTCCTGCTGCTCGATTCCGATGGCTACGTCACCTCCATGGTCGACAGCCAGGGAACGACCAACACTCAGATTTTCTGCTTCATCAATAACGCGGTGAACGGCGGGACGCTGCCGCCCAACTGCTCGCAGCTTTACCAGACTGGTACGTTTCGCCTTCAGTTCTCAGGGCCCGGAACGTTCTTCGTCGGTTTCGACTGCACGATCCCGGCACAGACTCCGCCTACCGGGGTGACGATAAGCGGCAATTCGGTCACGAGCACGTTGACCAATAGCCAGACCGCCTCGATCACCGTCCAGGTCACCTCGGCCACCTCTGCCGGTATCTCCTGGGGCGTCACGTCGCTCCCGAACGATGGCGTCAACTATATCCGGAATCTGTCGCTGGTGCCCACGGCATATACCGCGCTCTACGACGCAGGGCAGATTTTCCATCCCCAGTTCCTGGCCAAGCTCACCCCCTATTCGCGCCTGCGGTTCATGGACTGGATGGCGACGAACTTCCAGGAGTATGGGCTTAATTTCTCGGCCACTCTCGCGAATGGAGCGACCAGCGGGACTCTCGCCACCGCTTGGACGAGACCCACCGGCACCTATACTTTCGTCTTCGCGAACGGCCAGATCGTCCCGTCGGTGTCTCTCACGTATAACTCGACCGCGGCGAATTGGGCCGTAGGGGACGCTCTCACCTCGGCCATTTCAGCAACCAGCATCATCGGCTGGATGGCTTCCTGGGTGAAATGCCCGACCTGGGCGAGCCGGCCGCAGATGTCCAATTTCTCGTGGGGACTCGCCGGCAAGACTTGCAGCAAGCCGGGGGTGCCGTACGAGGTCCAGATTTTACTCTGCAACCAGTTGCGAACGGATGCATGGCTCAACATCCCGGTCGGAGCCAACTACTGCGACCCGACCTTTACGCCGAGCCTGGCGGCCCTGGTGCGCGATGGTACCGGGGCATCGCTCGCGGGGCCGGTGACCGTCTTTCCCGGACTCTCGTCAGCGAAGAAGGCATGGCCGGAGCTCGGGAACGAGGTGTGGAACTTCGGCACCTTCGGGTATGGACAATCAGGCTTCGCCGAGATGGTGGGCCAGCAGTGGATAGGTCTGCCGGGAGGGAATTACAACCAGTTCTTCGCCACCATGGAGCAGTACGGGATCTGGGTGGCCGGGATAGGTGACGCCTTCGCCTCGGCCTTTGGCTCAGCGATGTCGAGCCGGATCCGGATCTCGATGGGCACGCAAACAGTGACCGGCAACGGTCCGGCATATCTTGCGGCGTCGATGAACACTCTGGACTGGACGAGCCGCGCCTATACCCATCACGTGACGGACTGCCATGTCGCCCCGTACATGCAGCTTCTTTCCAAGGCGAGCGCCGCGACGACGGCACAGTATCAGACTGATATCGGCACGATTGCGGCTCTTGCTGATCCGGTAGGGGAGACCTTCAGCCTCTCATACTCCAACGTGGGAGTGAGCGGCAATACCTACACGAGCCTGCCGACTATCGGCTATGTCCGCGGCACCGTCACGAGCATTGCGAACCTGCAAACCATCATTGCCGACATCCGAGGGAACGGCTTCGCGTGGGGGCCGACCGTCACGATTCAAGCCTATGAGATGGGCGAGGATACCGTTACAGCCACGTCCAATTGGGGATTCGCGCTCTCGACGCCTGAAATTCAGATGCTCGAGAACTCCTACCACGATCCTCGGATGCAGTACCTATACCACGATCCGGGTCACGTCCTCTCATCGAATCCCGGCTACTTGGATGACATCGCGAGTTCTGGCGTCACGCCCAACCTCTTCAATGATATCGAGACTGCGACGAACAACAGCCAGTGGGCGCTGTTTGGCGATTCAGGTCAGTATGAGAACGTCTGGCAGCCGACAGCTCCTGCTATTACGGCTCCAGGCAAGGCGCTCGGCGTCTACAACTACGTCAACTTCTGACGATCCGCGCCGGAATTCCCACCGCAGTCGCGTAAGCCGGCACATCCGATATGACGACCGCATTCGCGCCGATCTTGGCGTAGGCGCCGATTTTCACCCCGCCCAGGATCTTGGCTCCCGCTCCGATATCGACGTGATCGCCGATCACCGGACATCCGGGACCCGATGCCGTTCCGATGGTCACCTGCTGGAAGATGAGGCAGTTCGCACCGATCACGGCGAGATCGTGAATCACGATGCCGTTCGGGTGCGGGAGCAGTAACCCGGCGCCGATGTGCGAATTGAGCGGGATGTCGGCACCTGTCACGACGGACCAGAACCGGTGACGCAATACCGCGAGCTTTGAGGCGATGAGGCTCACGGGGTTTCGTCTGGCGCGGTGTCGCTGGTAGGACCGTATGGCGGCCAGCAGAGAGCGTGAAGGCGCCCATTCGAAGCGCCGCTTTCTCTCCCGATCAAGTCCGGGGACTTCGACGAAGTCGTGCCATTGCGCAATACCCATCTGACCCACCCTTCGGGCGTATTCTCGCCCTTTACGCCGGCTGCGCCTCACGGCGTCCCAAAGCCTGCAAGATCCACTTTTCCGCCCGCCGGCTCAATCTGATCGACGGTTTCTCGACTGCGAGGTTCGCTGCCTGCGCGAGAGCCACGCCAAGGGCCGCAGCGCTCAGCATGAGCCCTGTAGCGACCAGCGCAGCCCGTCCGTCCCCACCGCCAGCCAGGAACGCCGAGAGCGGTCTGTCGGCCACGCGCGCGATCACCCACAGGACTATCGGATTCAGCAGGTAGTACGAGTAGGAAAGCTCGCCGAGCTTCAACGCACCCCGATTGTCCAATGCTGTCCCGATCCATTGCGGGCAGGCGTAGACGACCACCGCAATCAGCATTGCGGCACTGGCGCCGGCCACCAAGTCGGCAGGGGCTGAGTGACCGCGGACGAGAAAGCCTGAAACGAGCATCAGCGCCACGCCGGCTGATAGCAGCACCCACGGGCGCCACAGCGTCCGGATATCGTTCAAGGCGATCCCGGCGAGGAAAAGGAACGCGTAGTGTGAGAAGCCGTTCGGGGAGACGAAGGGCAGCGCCAGCGCCGCGACCGAAAGTGCGATCTTGCCGACCCCGTTCGCGTACCTCCAGAGGAAAAGCATGATGGGGTACGCAATCGACGCCGCGACCTCGATCCGGATAGTCCACATCACCGGGTCCGGCCCGTAGTTTCCCCCGGGTATCGCATCTCGCACAAAATCGAGAGCCGACGACGGCCCTTTGATGAAGTGACAGACCCACGGGGAGATGCTGCACGGCGATGACACTGCCTCGAATGCGACCAGTCCAAGGAGCAGCGCTGCCCACAGCATCGGGTAGAGTCGGATCAGCCGCCGTCCCAGGTAGGCGGAATAATCGGCTACCGAAAACCCGCTGATCATGTTCGTGAGCACGAAGCCGCTCAACACGAAGAACATGTCAACGGCATAGTTGGCGTTGAATACACCCAAGACCGTGTACCGCCATGCCGATCCGCTCACGAACTGCACGCAGAGGAAGGCGTGCCCAACCCCAACCGAAAATGCAGCTACGCCACGGAGCGAATCAAGCCTTTTGTGCTTGTGCGCTGACATGGCTTTCCAGCCGCCACTGCGAGAGATCGGTAGCCTCGCCTTCTTGGGTCGTACCGCGGTAGAAAGGCACCGGCCGGTCTAGGCGGTACTTAAATCCAGACTCGGTTATTTCTGTGACGGTCGCGGCTGGCGCATCTTCGGGAGCGTTGTTCAGCACGACGCGATCACCGACTGAGAATCTGTTCATTTTTCTCCAACCCTCTGAGCGAGACTCGCTCAATTTATTTGACTTCTTCCACCCTTGCGGTCTCTACCGCTTGGGGGTAACTATCCTACTTCCGGCTCAGCTTGGCAAATATTCGCCCAGCGTCTGAGTTATCCGCGCGACGGCTCAGCGTTCACGGTTGATCCGGCTGTTCTTCGCCCCTGAAGAAATTGCCTTCTTCATCTCGGAATATGATTCCGCAGGCGTGTAGCCCGTGCAAAGCGCCTCCGCATCCCGGACATACCTCCCAGGTTGTACCCCCCGCCTCAATGAGGTGGCGATGCTCACCTTGAAAACTACACCCGTCGAAGCCTGCGCTGCATTTCATGTTTGGTCACCTGTCACGGTTACTCCACAACGATTCCCGCTGGCGGAGCCGCCTGCATGCACTGTTGCCCGACATCGCGCCCGTACCAGCGCTCCCGCGCGTTCACAGCACGTTCGTAGGCCGCTAGGCAGGAGATCAAATACTCGGCCAGTAGGAAGTCAGGGGTATTGCTGCCGTTCTCTGCGCTGACGCTATTGAGCGCGGCGCGGATCTTCTCCGTCAACCCTCCCGGCACGACCTCGCCAGCCGGCGTGATCTCGATCGGCGCGCCCGCTTCCCTATCGAGCAGCCTTTGCAGTTCCTCGATGGTGGGCTTCGTTGAGCGTAGCCGACCGGCATAATTCACGTTCTTGTCACCATTGCATTCATTCATCGTTAGGCTCCTTTGGCCTCCAAGTCCAGAAGTCCCGGCCCGCGATCGCTTGCTTTTCGTCAGCCGGGGCGCGTAGGTGGAAATGGCGATGTACCCACGTTGCACCGCAGTGGGGACAAGCTAAGCCTTTCCGGATCAATTCAAGTGTGTCCATCGTTTGCGCTGTCCGAGAGCCAATACGCTTCAGGAGGTCTGCCGTTGCGCCGGGCTCGCAGGATCTCCGCGCGCAGCCGCTCGATTCGCGCATACAGACACGGACGACACTTGCAGTCATCACGATGCGGAATGGGCTTATCGTGGCTCGAATCCATTGTCAGTTACCGTCCGCTTCAGCTCCACCAGTCGCTCGAGCGCGAGAATGGCAATTCTCGGGACCGGCTTGGCGCCGGAGCACCAATAGCGCAGCGTCCGATCGTCCACCTCGAGCTCGCGCGCAACCGCGCGCTGGCTCAATCCAGTTCGAAGTATCAGTTCGCGCGCGCGATCCGCTGGGCTGGGGTTGGAGTAGGAAACCTCTTTGCGTGCCGGACGGGAGACGCCTTCCTTGGCGTCCGCGTCCCGGGTCACATCAGGCCGTCGTTTCTCAGGGATGACCATGTGCCAGTACCTCCGATAATCAGATGATCCACCACGGTGACATCGATCAGCGCCAGGGCCTCGACGAGGCGGTGCGTGATCTGGATATCCGCCGCGCTCGGGTCGCTCGAACCGCTCGGATGATTGTGGGCGATGATGATGTTGGCCGCGCCGCGCCAGAGCACTTCCTTCACAACCTCGCGCGGGTGGATCGAGGCGGCATCGATCGTGCCGCGAAACATCTCCACGCACTCGATCAACTGGTGGCGGCTCGTCAGGAAGAGGACGGTGAAGGCCTCGTAGTCGCGGCCCGAGAAAACCCGCTGGAGTGCCCGCACCGCATTCGTCGGGGAATCGAGCATCGGGCGCTCGCGGTTGAAGGACTCCAACGCGTAGTGGCCGGCGACCTCGGCAACCTCCGCCTCAGTAGCGACCCGGAAGGCCTCCCCGCTCTTTACATACATCGTCTGCATAGTGCCTCGCTTTCTGCTGGCTGCGCCGCGCCGGATATTCGGCTGGCATGGGAAGAATAATAGCGGAAATATGGTCCTGTTTCAAGCGAAAAGTGCGATAAAAATAGCACGACGGATCAGCCGGTTTCGGTGGGTTGGCCGGAAAGGTCGCGACCGAGGTGGGCGCGGAAGATCGCCTGGATGTCCGGGACGGCCATGGGATGAGCGGAAGCACCCGCTGTGCCGTATCCAGGGCGCCGCAATCGGGCTTGCTGGTGGGGCGGGGCGCGGCGGTAGATTCGCGTCCATGCCCGATCCTCGCCTGTCGCTCACCGCCAAAGAGCTGGCCTACGCCGCGACGGGCGTGCGGCTGCTCGCCCGCCAGGCCGAGGCGCAGGCGAAGGATCCGACGTTCGAGTCTTGCCGGAGACTTTTCGAGGACTCGGTGATGACCTACGACGAGCTGGCGCGGAAGCTCGATCGGGTGGCGGAAGCGGCGTCCAGAATTCAGGTACCGGTCCTTGGCCGAACAACGCGTTAGCGGCCCCAATATAACCTTGATTCTGGACGTTTCGAGGTATGGTTTTTTCCGGCGAATCAGCGCGTTAGGTGAAAAGGACTTGTCGCATGGCATGCAAGAGGTCGGCGGTTCGATCCCGCCTGGCTCCACCACTCCTTCCCTTCCCCGGGCATCGCGGCAGCTTGGCGTTCCAGGTCGAGCGGCCTGGCTTCATCCCTTCGGCAGGACGATCGGCCGCTCGCGCAGCAGCAGGACCCAGTCGCCGTTCTCCATCAACGCCTCGCGACCCAGCTCGCGCAGCAGAGCGTTCAGCGCGTGGCGCTTGTCATGCCGCATCTCACCGCGCTCGAGTTGCTCCGCGAAGCGCCTGGCGCGGCGGAAGATGCCGGCGAAGCGCGCGTACTGGTTGACCTGAGCCCGCAGACCCAGGCGCTCGGCATAGGTTTCCCACAGAGCGGCCCCGATCGGCGCAAAGCCCATCAGCACGACCAGCCAGCGGTGCCAGATCGGCAGCGTCTCCAGGCGAGTCCAGGCCACGACCAGGGTGATGGTGGCGAGGAGGCCCGCTATGAGGAAGAATTGCGAGCCCTTCTCGAAGAGGTGCAGCCGTTTGCGCTGCGAATGGGTGCGATCGGCGTAATAGGTGGCCTGGCCGCCAACCCAGTGCTGTACCGCGAGCTCGGGATGCGCGGTCCGCGGCGGTGGCAGTGCGGCTGCGGCTCGCAGCGCCTCCCGGATCCAGCGCAGCTCATCGAGCTGCTTGCGCAGGTAGGAAGAGGCGGCGATGTCGGGAAGCCCGGCCAGTCGCCAGTAGAACTGAACCCGTAGACCCTCGGCGAGCGCGCGGTAGTCGAGGTAGCGGCCCTGCACGTCGCGCTGGCGTTGCCAAAGCAGTACGACGGTCAGGGAGGCGAAGGCTCCGAGATACGTGATGGGCAGCGCCCGCCAGGGCAACACCTC